CTATTTACTGGACTGGTCTGCACTAACATTACTTGCACTAGCTGAACTAGCGGTAACATTTTTGTCATTACTGCTTTCTTGACTAGTAAGCTGAACACTACCATTTTTAGCATTAACATCACGCTTAGTCATCGACTTGCGATGCATCATATCAAGTACCAAGCTCCACAATGGCGAAGGCGAACGCAGAGTTGTTAAGTTATTACCTAAACGCCTTAACTGACGGCGAACCATAGCCATGTTTGCTAAACTTGCTAATGACTTATCTTTCCACGTACAGTGCGGAATAACACCCGAATAACGCCATTCTTGCTGCCACTTCTTGGCTAAATCAGGCGTAATGGCCAACGCACTGGCTAACCCCACCAAAGAACAACCTTGCTGAATCACTTTTTCAGCAACTTCAGCCCGCTTTATACCGCCCGTTGTCATTAACGGAATATCGGTTTTGGTTTCAAGGGTGTGCGCAAATTCAAGAAAATATGCTTCACGAGCAAGGGTAGTATCGTCTCGAGTTTGCCCTTGCATGGCTGGCGCTTCATAACTACCGCCTGACAATTCCACCACATCAACACCTAGCGCCTCTAAACGGCGTACCACTTCACAGGCATCATCAAAACTAAACCCATTGCGCTGAAAATCAGCAGAATTAAGTTTAACCATAACAATAAAGCCACTTGGGCATACCGCGCGAATTTGGCTAACAATATTAATCAGTAAACGTGCACGATTAATAATAGAACCGCCCCACTCGTCTTGTCGCTGATTGGTTAGTGGCGATAAAAATTGGGTGAGTAGATAACCATGGGCCGCGTGAATTTCAACGCCATCAAAACCCGCTTTTTGCGCTTGCACTGCCGTTTCAACAAAGCGTTTGCACACATCGTGAATGTCTTGGCAAGTCATTTCTTTTGGAACGGCAAACAGTTTTGAGTGTTTACCCATCTTAAGAGGTACAGCCGAGGGCGCAATGGCTTTACCCTGCATGGCTTTAAATACCTGACGACCAGGGTGATTAATTTGCATCACCGCTAACGCGCCATTGGATTTGATAATTTTAGCCCAGCGCTCGAACGGCTCTAAGGGAGAGTTTTTATCTAGTACAACACCACCTGGGCCTGTCATCGACTCGCGATCGACCATCACGTTGCCCGTAATAACCATGCCCAAGTTCCCATGCGCCCAGTACCGATAAAGGGTATACAGCGCACTACCAGGAAGACTGCCCGCACTCGACATGTTCTCTTCCATCGCCGCTTTTACGAGACGATTACGTACCACTACCCCGCAAGGTAAGGTATAAGGGGTATATATTATTGAGTCTGAAGGCATTGGCACATCAATTGTAATTTTAAGCCGGTACACTTTAATGGTTATCGCCGATAAATGCATCTTTTGAAAGCAAAATATAAAGAAATCATTTAACCGCAAGCAAGTTATGTTATACTGCGCTTTCACACTCGGGGCTGATTAGGATTCGACAGGATCTTGGAAGCCGGAGGTGCATGCAGAGGTGCGGCTGGCCTCTTAAAAAAGCCGCATACAAATAGTCGCAAACGACGAAAACTACGCACTAGCCGCTTAATAACCGGTATAGGCCCTTCCACCACAGCTTTGTTTGCTAGCGTGGATTCGGAAGGTCATCCAAGCAAACTAGCGAGGGAAACTCTCCTGAGGTTGAACCGCGAAATAGTATCGGGACAGCTACCAAGAACCCTGTTTGTCGGGGTCTAAAGTAGTTAAAGAAAAGACAAACTAAGCATGTAGTACCAAAGGTAGACATTTTCTGGACGCGGGTTCAAATCCCGCCAGCTCCACCAACAACGGGGTAGCTAAACCCACGCCAAACAAGGGTTTAGCTACTACCACCCCACTAGAACACCGCTAATAAATGACACGCAATGACACACGAATGACACTCGCTTTGAATTGATCCGAAGCGCCAAACGATCACGCTTAACACATAAATAAAAACTGCTATACTTTGCTTAATTGAACTTGTGAGAAACAATGTGATCCGCGACAAAATAGGAAACTACATCAAACAGGCTTGGATAATTTTATTTATCTGCGTGTTCGTGCTGCTTCCTATTTATATCGGCGTGACCAACGTACTTAACCACTAATCTCGTTATACTTCAGATTAAAGCGATCAATTGCCGTTTCTATTTGCGCCTCAATTTTTTCTACCACTTCTTTATTATCCTTCTCTTTAAAGCGGTCTAATCGTTTACGCAATTGCTTCAACTGTTTTTGCGTGCGCTTGGCGTCATCAGATAATCGTAGCAAAGCTTTATTCTCTTTCCTGAACTCAAGCCGTTCCTTTCCTTTTAATGATTCAAGCTCAGCTTGTAACGTTTCCACTTCATCAAGTCTTTCGTAGAAAGTATTGCTGTCACCGTGATCCGTTGTCTCGCCATAAAAACGGCGAATGAATGGTGTTCTTGATGGTTCGAACTCACCTTGCGCACCACGCGTTGCTGTTTCTGCAGTGTTAAGAACAAAGCGAGAAGCACCACTACCGATATATTCAAGCATGTAGCGAACGGTTTCAGGGTGAACGTCAATCAAGCCACTTTGATATTCACTACCGCCAGTGCCTTTATTTAACCCCATAGCTACTTGCTTATAAAATTCATTGGTAGATTTGAACCCGCTACCAGCATCCGATTTTTTACTACCATAGTTTTCATTAGCTTCACTATAAATGGCGCTACCGAAAAAGTTGCTGTTAGTTGCCAGGTCAATGAACGGTTTACCGATTTGCGGCATGATAGTTTTAACGCCAGTTTCCAAAGCATCATTACCTTCAGACAATCCGATCGGAAGAAATGAGCCCATCACCGCTTTAACTAAGAAGCCTGCATTATCTGACACTTCGCCACCGCTAATAACTGACTCCGCTGCCGTACCGAAATTAGCAAAAACGTTATAGCCGTAAGGCATTGGGAAAGTTACATACTCTTTACTACCTGGAAGCATTAAAACAAAATTACGCTCTTTTACATACTCCGGTACTTTATCCCAATAGCTTTCACCATCATCATCTTCACCAGCAATAAAGCGATTCATTAACGCCATACTAAAGCCAACGCCAGCCATAGCAATGCCAGCCTTTTGAGCGAGGTTAAGCTTTCTCTCGCCATCTACCGTTTTGAATGTACCAATAGCACGCGCAAAGTTCGCGGTTCCTTGAATGCCAGCATTAGCAAATAAGTAAAGGGAGTTTAACCACGTACCAGCTTGGCCTTTACGGTTAAAGTTAACCGTTAGATTTTTGGCTACTACTGCGGCTTGATGCCTGCTTATTCCTGCATCGATAGCGTTCTTGTAGACAGATAGGCGAATCGTGTTTTCAACTGCAGAGTTATAATCTTCGATAAACTTTAACGCCGCTTTACCATGCTTAATAAGACCGCCTTTACTTTGCAGCTTCATTAATTTTTGCAAGTCTTTGCTTTGCGTTTCAATATCCTTCATATCGAAGTAACCGGTTTTAGCACCGGCTTTTCTAAAGTCATCGAATATTTGCGACCATTCAGTATCAGTTCGGTTTTCCCGTAGCGCACGGCGAATACCAGCTAATGCTTTAGGCATATCACGTAAAACGTTTTTGGTTAGTGATTTTATGTCAGTGCTTTTTAACTTCCCATCGTCTACGTCACTTTCTGCCGCCATGTTATAAAGCGCGGTTTGAATATCTCGCGTAACGTTAGTGATCAAGAATTCAGGGTTTGCAGAGGTAGCCATCATTGACAAAAATCTGTTTACCGAGCCAAGCACCTGAGTAATTCTATTGCCATTATCAACCCCAACATTTTTCATTTGCATGGCCAAAACGGGATCATCTAGCTTTATGTAATAGCTCATTCCATCGCGCTTGGTAGCGAACCATTCAGATTGTGGTTTATCAGATAACGCCGACATCTTTTCTTTAGACATTGGCATCATTTTAATTTTACCGTCCGGCCCTTTCTTCCTTTCTAATGGCCCTTCAGTAGTGTAAGCGCTCCATAGTTCAGGGTTCGGCGCCTCTTCAATCAAATTCAATAACGCGTTACCCACTTCATTTTTGTGACCGCGAGTAATGGCGCGTTGCGTATCAAGGTATGCGTGAAGCAAAGGGCTTTCAGCGCGAGACTTACGGCCAAGTGCGGAAATGCTTTCTTTTCCTTTAATGTTGAAACCCATTCCGGTTCCCTGGGGCTTTCCACCTTCGTCTTTTGCTTGCCCTTTTAATGGCACATAAAAGCGGTAGTTATCCTGAAAGCCTGAGAACGTTTCTTCATCAATAAGGCCTTGCTCAAACATTTGCTGTGTGCGCTCGTCTATCATTTCACGCACGCTGTTTTGCAATTCAGTGTAAACGCTGCGGCGAGGATCACGATTTACAGCATCGATAATTCGTCTTGCTTCGTCATCCGTCATACCTGAGCCAGCGGTCATTTCTTCATCCATGCTATGAATGTGAGCGTTACGCTCTGGCGCGTGCAAGGCATATAAAAACAAGTCCAATTCTTCTTGCTTGATATTATGCTTTGCCATTTTTTCGGCCATGGGTTCAAGATACTTTTCAGCTAATAGTCTGAAATCTTCCTCTACTTTCCCATAGTAAAGCGACTCAATTCCGTAAACGTCTGCTGAATCAGAAGTGTCTATTCCAGCTTTTCGCACGGTATCTTGCGCACGCTTAACGCGGTTGAATTTATCTTGAATAAAGCGTAGTGCGTTATCCGTCCAACTCTCTTCTGGCATAGTGAAAGGTGTAGCATCATCAGTTGTGCGGAACATGGCGGCGTCTTCATTTTGCAATGGCTTACCGGTATATTTTGCCTTGCTACCAAATGGAATGAAGTAACTCGTGCCATTTTCATCGCTCATTTCAATTGCATCAAAATCTTGAGCAACGGCAATCTTGCCTCTTAAATTTTGAATTTCCCATGAAACCTCAGCATCGTCACCAGACAAGAAATCAATATCGTATTCACTTTGGGCTTGGTCGTAGAATGCTGCTTCTGTCAGCGCTTCTATTTCAGAGCCTTCAAGGTAAGAGTATTCTTCTTTTGTTGTCTCTAATGCTTTATCCCAATCTAAATCGCTTGTTTCTGCAACCTTTCCCTTTCTTGGGTAATAGGTGTGATGAAACCCTCCATTATTTAGTGCGCTTCCTTTCTCACCGGCCAAGGTGAATACGCCATCAAACATACCAAAAGGAATTGGCTTTGCTTTTATCTCACCATCAAAATCCCCATCTGACTCATGTGTCAATGGAAACCCTGTATCATAGCCTTGCCGCTCTAAATCCGCTTTATTATTTCCGTTCAAACTAAACACCGCCGCTTTATTATCCGTGCTTGCAGGGCCATTTTTCGCCGCCGCTCTTGCCTTTTTAAGCAGGTAGAATAAATCGCTATCAGATACTTTAGCAAGTTTAGCTAAACCTAAGTCGCGCAATTTCTGACGAATAAGCCCTACAATCTCTTTTGCCAAGCGTTTAACAGTTGGCTTATTGCTTTGCTGCATGTGCGCTAGAAGTTCATCCATCAGCACGCGGTTTTTCATTTCCTGCGGCATATTGGTGCCATCTAAACCATTGATGTATTTATCTAGTTTAATGCCGTGGCGCTTGGCGGTTTCGCGCAATCCTTTAAGGCCACCATTGGCAACGAATAGCGAATTAAGCTTTTTGGTAATGTCATTGCCGAATAGATTTTTAATGCCTAAGTGACCATAAGCCTCATGGAAAAGCGTTGTTTCCATATCGAGTGCGCTGGTATGCTGATCTAAAACTACATGGACCTTACCTTTATGGAATACACCTTTTACTTGATACTCTGCGCCTTGGGCTTTTGCTGCATCTTTTATTTCGCTAGGAAGATCATCATAAGAAGAAACAACCGAAACGTAATTCTTACCGGCACTACTGAGCCCCTTGAGGAAGCGGCCGACGATTTCATTTGCATTAGAACGACTAACGGCACTCGTGTTGGCGTTACTAGTGACAGTGCCAGCGTTGAGAGCGAATAAAGGCGGTTCAACATCAGAGTCAGCATCTTGAGGTTTATCGATAACTATTGTTTTTGAATTTACATTCGTTGAATTGATAGCCTCTTTAAATGCACCTTCTGGTAATGGCGTTTCATCTGCGCCAATTTCGTCCAGCCATTCTCTAAACTGCTTATCTACTTTGTTTGAGCGCTCACCGGCCATGCTACTTGTAACAGCAACCAATCTACCGCCAGGCTTTAAGAATCGATACGCATGTGCAACGTGTCGCGCCTCTTGTCCTTTGGAAAAAGGTGGGTTCATTATGATGCGGTCATAATCTGCACTTGGGTTCATGGTAAGGAAGTCAGCACTGGTAGGGCGATAACCTTGCTCGGTCAAATATTCGCGTAAACCGTTTGCCAGTTCGTTAGTGTCAACATTGTCTTTGCCAACTACCTCGGCGGCAGCATCAGCCAAGCTACCCACACCGGCGCTAGGCTCAAATACACTCATGCCCTCTTCAATCTCGGCAAGTTCCATCACTTGCTTTGCCACAATAGGCGTAGAGTTAAAGAAGTCGTTTTCTTTGTACTGGCCTTGAAACTTAGAGAGCTCTATTTGCTTTTTGAGTTTATTGCTTCTCTTTGCAGGCTGCACGCTGCGGGTAATAGCGTCATATTCAAGCAATGCCGCACGCAACATAGGTGTTGAGACAATACCCATACGCTGCAGGCGGTTAAAGTCTTTGGCCACTTCTTCATAATAAGCGTTTTCAGAATTAGCCTGTATAAACTCTTTGAATTTACCGAAGTGTTTATGGTTGGCAATATACATATCACCGCGACCATCTTTTTGCTTTCTCATTTCCGCTTCAGCATCAGCAAGCAACTTTTTACCTGCCATTGTATAGCCTTTGGTTTCGGCCATTTTGCTGGCTACACGCTTCACCATATCAGGGTACATGCGAGTGAGCGGGTATTCTGCCGAACGTACTTTTTGTTCAGGCGTGACGCCTTCTTTCCATTTAAGACCGCCAGCCACGCCGCCTTCGCGCTTGGTTTCAACTAAATCCTTGTCAGCATAGAGGCGTAATCTATTCCATGATGATGCAAGCAAATCGCGCTCAGTGCCGTTTGATAGCTTGGTTAGGTATTTGGCCGTTCCATCCTTGATAGCATTCGCCAATGCGCGTAATTCTTTCGCCTTAGCTAGCTCGGCCTCTACACTTTCCATTGCGTAACCGGCTTCTCTAGCACGCTTGGCTGTGTTAGTTTTTCTGCTTGCGCCTAAAGATTCATTAGCACGCTCTTCAATCCTGTCGGCTAATTCTTCTAGGCTTGCGGTTTTATCCTTGGCTACTTTCGTTTTCTCTACGCTTTCACCTTCAAGCACTTTGAGGAATTCGCTTCTAGCATCTTCAGTTCTAAATTGAAAGCCAGGTATTGCACCTTGCTTATTGTATGCAGAGTAATAGCCGCCAAGCTGCTTTGATTTGGTGTTGAGCTCGGTATACAAATCACGGTCTACGCGATCAGCCAGTGACACAATGAATAACTCATGCCCTTTCTTGCTGTGTGTTGACTCGTGTAATTCGTAATTAACCTCACCGTCTACGGCGCTTATCTGCTTGGTTGCTCTTGCTTCTTGTTCTGCCAATCTTTCATCAGCATGAAGCCTGTCGTATTGCGCCCACTGTTCTGGTGTAAAGTCTTTTTGTAGCCCGTTTCTAGCCGCGTTCCTGAAATCTTCAAGCGTTTGCGGGTTACTCATGCCTTCAATTCGCTGTCTACGCTCGTTGAATGCTTCGTCAACTTTATCCTTACGCGCTTTCATGTTTTCGCGTAGCTGTTCATCGGTTAGATTTTTAAGCTTTTCCTTGGTCGATTCATACCAAGATTTACCACCAAAGTCCGTGATTGAAATCACGCCACTGTCAGAAGTAACGAAACCAAACTCCGTTACCATTTGACGGTAAGAGGCATTTACCAGTTGATCCTTTTTCATGCCTGAGTCATGCCAGCCGCGATAAAATTTATCTTTTATCTGCGCCACGGTATGCGAGGCAATGTGTTCTTTCATTTCTGCTTCGTTATCAATGACCACATCAAGTGCGGCCCTTGCTTCATCAGCCGTTATGGTTTCATCAGCATTGCGGTACTTATCCCAAAACGCTTGTCTTTGCTCCGTTGGAGATAGGTTTTTAGTTTTTTGATTGGGTTTTGATTGTGCTGGTTTTGCTTGCTCGCCTTCAAGAATAGTTTTTGCGCGTTTAGCCAGGTTAGACCGTGCACCAACCACTTTCACTAGGCCACCCATTTTATTGAGCGCCTTATCTACCGATTGAACCAAGTCTTTTGCGTCAGCTTCGCTCATGCCATCAAGAATGGTTTCCATTTTCTTGTTTGCGAATTTGCGAGTTTCTTTTGCGAGTTCGTTTCGGCCATCAGTAAGATCAGCGGCAATGGTGCCAGCCAAGCGGGTAAACTCGTTTCTATCTTTTACCTTTTTGCTGTCCGCTTCCTTTTGAGCCTTTTGCTTTCTCTGCGCGTCATTCATTACCGCTTCGACTGAAGAGGCAATTCTCTTGCGCATACGATCAAGTTTATCGACTTCGGTGGTAAAGGCCTTGTTATTCTTCTCGGCTCGCTTGTTGTATTTATTGGTGTCTAAATTATCGCGCCCTGAAACAATCCAGCTTGGGTTGTTTTGGCTTCGTATAGACTCACGGCGAGTGAATTGCGCTTGCTCATTCAGATAGTTTTCAGTTAACTCTTTCGCCTTTGCCTTGCGTTCTGGCGTATCGAGTAAACCTTTTTCATTAAGCTCATTAAGAATGTCATCAGCCGCGCTATTGAGTTCAGCATTAAAGTCACGACCACGCCCTAAGTGTGTAGTGCGGTTGTAGGCTTCTTCAACGTCTTTGCTAATAGAGGGAACGGTAACGGTTACGCCGTGGGTTTCTTTTTTGGTTTCGGTGGGTTCGGCAAGTTGAGCCTTTCTTGCATTTGCAGCGGCTTCAACTTCCCTAATAAAGTCAACGCTACTTGTTTTATCTTGCTTGACTTCTTGAATTACATTATCAAAATCCGTGTCACTTTTAAGGTACTTGATTCGAGATAGCAACCCTTTGCGATAAGCTTCGACTTGCTTCTTTTGCGTTTCAGGGTTTACAGTTGAAACGTTGCTTACTTCGCTTTCTGTGCCTGCTTGCCCAGTATGTTCAGGGCTAACTGTTTCTAACTCACCGCCAAACATATCATTTTGACTTTCATCAGCAATGCTTTCAGGCTGTTCAACTTCGACCTGCTCTTGAGGTTTAGTGTCTAATGGGCTTGCACCTATTTCGTTTCTAATCTCTGAAACTAGCTCCGGTTTAGTTTCCCAGCTATCCCATGCTTTAGCTTGCGTTGATATTTCTTCAATCCGCTTATTTAAGCTTTTAGGATCCTTAACGTTAACGCCTTCCGCTTTTGCTAGTTTAGGGTTTTTAGCTGCGCCTCGAATAGCATTTAACCTAGTGCGCAATTCTCTTTGCTTGGTGGCTGCAACCTTTGCCATTTCCTCAGCTTCCCGCATTGCTGAATCATCAAAGCCAAATAAGTCGCCTGTTTGCTGTTCTTGACCGCTATCCTTGCGCATTGATTTAACTGCGCGAATAAGGTTTTCTGCGTAGGTAATGGAGCGCTGATCATTCATCAGCGCCTTTAATGCTAGTGATTGTAACGCTTCATCTTTGGGGGCGGTTTCGGCTATTCGCTCTGCGGCTTGTCCTGTAATTCTGCCACTCCGTTGCGCTTCAACTGTCTCGCGAGTAGCACTAGACGCGATTCTGTAGGCCGTTCTCCCGATTGCACGGTCGAGTAAGCCGAGTTCTTTTGCATCCTCTTCTGTGAGTTTGTCTTGTTGGAATAGTTCGACATAATCCTCTACCTGCCCTTTATCTTCACGAATATTAAGTATAGCATCGGTACGCTTTCCGTCCTCCGCTGTAAAGCCTTCATCCTCATAATGATACTGTGCGGGGATATTGTCTACCCCTGCTCGCTTAGCTAAATCAAATCTGTGACGCCCAGTAATAATTTCTTTATCACCGTTTGACCGAACCCATACTTGAATTGGGGCCATGCCTACTGGGTCATATTTTCCGGTTAGCGGCTCAACAACACCATCTTGATCTGCGCCTGACTTGAACTGAGGAATGTCATCAGATAATTTCAACTCTGATAACGGTGCTTCAATAACAACTTTTTCATGTGGGTTTAGTGGATTGTCATTTGTGTCTCGTCGTGCTGCCAAAGAAGTATTCTCTGCATCGCCTGTTCCAATTGCTCCGTTTGCACTCTCACGTAACCGTCCTCCATTATCTCCCCGTACATCGCGTGGTAATGAAGTTCCAGCGCTTCCCACTTGCTGATCACTTGGTTGTTCAATGCTTCCTGTATCCAATCCAACATTGCTATTCTCCGATACCCAGCCATAGCCGCCATTTACTTCAATGACCTGCGGGTTTAATCCCTGCTCTTTGGCTTGACGAAATTCCTTTGTCAGTTGTGCGGCTCTGCGCCCACTGAACGGATCGCCATTGCGTTTAACTTGAACGTTTCTACCATCTTCACCAAAAATAATATCTTTTTGCGGTAAAGCTCGGTTAGACACTTCGCCAACATTATCCGCAAATTCTTGCGCCTGCTGCATGGGCCTGCCATCTTCAGCAATAATCGTATCGGCGCGATTAGGCAATCCGCGAGGGCGTTCAAACTCACCATCTATAATAGGCGCCTCTAATACTTGGCCGACTGGCACGGAACGCGGTGGTTCGCGGTACTGCTCATACTCTCCATCAAAAGTATATGGCTGCATTTGCCCACGGTAAGGCATATCGTTTTGACCATACTGCCAATTAGGTTGCGTATCGCCTGCGGTTTCGCCAGGAATAACTTCAACTTCGTTACCGGTAATAGCCTGCTCTTGTGCTGGCCCAATATCCGCAAACGGGTCTGGTGTCTCAAGCGCTTCATTGATGCCTTGTGTAAGGTCGGTTTCTTCCATTTCGCTAATGGTGGGTTTCTCACCGCGATAACGGTTGTAGGCTGATTGACCTGCTTCGGTTCCCCCACGAATAGTACCGCCAACTGCTGCACCGCCCACAAATGCTTCGTCTAGGTTTTCCAGTTCATCAAGCGATTTACCGCCACCCCATTGCGCTAATGCTTCTTGTCCGGTTTCCGTAATACCTTCTGTTAAAGCAGATTGACCAACACGCTTAATAACGTTTTTGCCTTCACCACCAAGTATTCGACCAATGGAAGATTCCACCCCAAGACGCTCTAAGCCTGCTTGACCAAAACCTGAAACGGTTGCACGCCATGGCTGTTTATTATCTTCTGGCTGCGTTTCGTATGCCTCGTTAGACATACCGCCACCCATAGCAAACAAGCCAAGCGGGTTTAATGCTGCGGCCATCATAGGCACTGACTGTGCAGTCATTTCGCCAACATAACTACCCACATCACTGAATGAATCAATATCTTTGTATGACGCTACTGAAGGTGTATAAGCTTGCTGTTCGCGAATGTTAGTTTGTATACCTTCATCTGCCCACTTCGATAGCGAGCCACCTTGCCCAATAGTACGGCCAATAGCGTTTGTTTGCTCTTCTTTGGGTACGCCTACATCAGTAAAGCCTTTTACAGCGCGATAGCCTAACTCTTGTAATTTATCTACGCCTGCGCCCAATGCAGGCATAATGCCCGACTCGCCTTGTTGCGCATCGGGTAAGTCTGCAAAAGGGTCGCTTTGTGTATCAGGAAGATCAGCAAATGGGTTGTTCTGGTCAATAGCCATTTATCACCTAAAGGTTAATTTGGTCTTGTGGTACGCCCATATCTACGAGGCGTTGAATTACAGCGTTGCGGTCTTTACCACTTTGAATGGCTGCGGCTGCTTGCTGAAGCACTTTAGAATATTGACCGGCACCTGGGTCTGGTTTAGGCGTGCCGCCTTGACCACCTTCAGGTGAGTTAAGGTAGCCGGTATACTCTTTAATGATGGCTTGTGTTGCTTGCGAGCGATCTTCTGGTTCATCCATAAACTGAGCCTCTTCCCAGCGAGGATCTTTTTGCGCCAGTTCAAGTGCCGTTTTCCGCATCGTTGCGCCACTAGGGTCTTTTTGTGAGAAGTATTTAGCTTCCACTAAGTCTTTTGCGGGTATGCCGGTCATTTGAGAAAGCATGGCCACGCTAGTTACTTCCGCTGGCACGTTGTTGCCTTTACCATTGTTCGGGCTTAGGTATCGATTTGCATTGCCTTGCATTTGCTCATAAACGCCTGATGATTTAAGGATGCTCGCGAGTTGCCCCATTGATGCGGCGGTGCCGTAAAGATCATCAGCGGTAAATACCTTGTCGGGGTCGTTCGGGTCAATGCCTCGCATTTCACTGATATAGGAATTGTAAAAGCCGTTGTCAGTAGTGACTCGAATAGGAACCTTGACGCTTCCGTCTTGTTGCTTGGCAAAGTCGATAATCGTAATATCTTTAATGGTGCCGCCATCACGCCCTTTCATCTTACCCGCGTTGCGATTTAACTTTGACTTAAATAGAACATTTGACTGGTCAACAACGGTTTTAATGTCGTTCTTTTCCATTGCTTCGCTGATTTTAATTGCGGCGTCTGCGCCATGAACGCTTTGAAGTGGTTCAATGTTAGTGCCCTTAAATACTGGATCTGTGACAAAGCCAGCCCAGTCTTTTGAAGCAGAATAAGCCTGGTACTTCTCAGCTGCATCTTTGTTGTTTTGACCTTTAACTTTATAGGCTTGATTGGTCTTTGCTGAACTCAGATTAAAATCATTAACTTTATTCTGTGTGCGTTGACCTTCTATGCCTAACTGCTGCCCTTCAACTTGTAGGCCGCGCATCGTGTCTCGGTGTTGGGTTGATGCGGGTAAGTCATCTACTTGGTTTTGCAGTAACGTTCTGTTTAAACCTGCCGTTTCCATGTTAGCGCCGTGGCTTTCTTCAGCCATATTCATGCGGCGATTTTGCAAACCAAGTTGCTGTTGTTGGTACTTACGGCTGTCCTGCTGGTTGTAGTAATCATTCATCATGCCAAACCCTTGGCGAAACCCATCTACTAAGCTCATTAGAACAACTCCGATAAAAGTAAACCTGCGGCTAAGCCTATACCGCCCGTAGCGAGTGCTGATGCACCAATAGACGCCGCACCAAGCCCCATGCTACTGGCCATGTTTGCACCAATCGCGGCACCGGCTGATGCGCCTGCGCCTGCATTCGCTTTCTTCTGACCTTTCTCAGCCTGCTTTATATTGTCGTTAGCAATGTTGCGCTGCGTTTCGCTTTGAGCGGTCTGGCTCATGCCTTGTAACGCTTGATTCTTTTTGCTGTAACCGGTGTCTACTAATCCGTAACCCATGATTAACCCCCTACTTGATCTGAAACGAGGCCGCGAACCGAAGTGCCGCCCGTTACCATGTTTTGTTGCATATCAGCGTTAGCGACTCGCGTATTGTTTTTCGCGTGCGCGGCTGAAAGCGCTTTATCAATACTGGTTTGCTTAGTTGAATACGCCTTTTCATCTGCGTTCTGCTGCACCCCGTAACGCTGTGAAGCTAAAGCCCCTGCGCTAAATTGCGGGTTTGAATATGAGGAATTAACGTTAGTGGTGATGCGAGATAGCTGATCGTTGAGCAATTCACGCGATTGCGCTAAATCCATCATTCGCGTTTCGTAAGGCTGGAAACGCTGCTCGTAATCTTCGTATTGCCCTCTGATGATTTGGGCATACGTTTTTGATGCGTATTCATCATCGTTAGGGCTTATGTAGCCCGATGAACTGCCAGCAACACCTTCAGCCAGTGTGTAGGCCCTATCAATAAAAGATGAATAAGCCATTAGATACCACCATCGTCACTGGTTTGCTGTAAGCCGTAACGGGTACCGGCACCAATTACCGCCCCGCCTAATTGCGCATTGTCTTGGCTATTGCCAATTGAGATACGCGCATCGTTATATGCCTTCTGTCCTGACATACTGGCTACATCACTTAAACCCTGCACTGACTCTGTGGATTGCCCTTGCCCCATGCGAACAATATTTTGTATACCGCCAACATATCTATTTTGCTGGCCTAATTGCGCTTGAGATATTGAATCAGCTTTAGCACTTGACTTGCTTCTATCAAGCTTGCTCATTTGTGATTTGAATGCACCAGAATTAGGATTGATGCCAGCACCCACCATGGCGCGTGAAGTATCAGCCACCGCCGTAGAAAATTCACTTTCAACAGGAACCGCCGCTAACCCCGCGACTTGGTTGTATTGCTCCGATGTATTCATTCTATCTACATCGTCCATATACGCGTTTTCAAAAGGCCGATAGTTTTTTAAATAGTCTTGCCATTGCTTTTGTGAAACCTCAGCGAGCGCTTTTTGCTCTTCGGTTTCTTCAATATCATTATCGCCGCCGCCCATATTAATTAACCTCTATTTGGTAAACTGTGTAATCTTCACGCTGCCCTATGCGCTGGTAGCCGTATCGGGCGCCCAGCTTGGCAAAGCCTTTTCGTTTTGTTTCAAACCGTATAAATTTCATGCCTGATGCTTTGGCCATGGAAAGCACAAGATGAAAGTATTCACCCACGCCTTTGGGGTTTTTGTGGATGCCCACCCACACCAACATGCCTACGCGATCATAATCATCAATAATCGGGCGCAGTATGATAAGTGTGTTTTTGCGGTAAATAGGCGTAGCAATGTTTAGCTGTATTGCTTCTGTCACCTGGGAGAGTAATTTGGGTTCGTTGAAACGCTGGCCAAGCGCTTCAATATCGGGTATGAATTCTTCGGGCAGCATAAACGAAAAAACCCCGCCATAAGCGAGGTCTAAGAGTTAAAAACAAAAATGCCCCGCACTAAGCGAGGCATTGGTAAGTATGGTTAAAATTACTGCAAAACTCGTTTTTTGTCAATCGCTCACTTTTTGGTGAACTTCGCTTTAACCCACTTGCTATGCTCTACAAGCTCACGCCCTTCATCGCCAATATCAATGCCCTGACTATCAAGGTGGCTGAACGTTTTAACGATGGCATCTAATTGATCGCCTATTGGCATGTAGGCTTTTTTTCGTGGCGCACTGTGGCCAATGGAAATGTTAGCTTTCAACGTATAGTACCTTTGTTTCGTATAGCTCATGCGCTAGGGTGAATGTAATTTCGATAGGCTGATCAAGTTCTAATTCAAACTCGCCCGTATCATCCATTACGAATTGCTCGTTTTCTGCTGTGATAATGGTGCCTTCAGGCACATTAGAAAGCGTAATATCGTTGCCGTTCCTTGACGTTTGCACCGAAAACTGATGCTTAGAAGTGATTTCACCATTAACAACAATCTGCGTTTTAGGGTTAGACACTTCCATTAATCTGCCTTCACCCGGCATTAGGTTGGGTAGCTTTGAAGAAGAGCAGGACGCGAAGCGCAATATCCTGCCCGTTGCTAAATTGTATTCTGTGTAATTAACGTTTGGCACTTTGCACCACCGTACTCATTGAAATGGTATGAGCCTCACCTGCGCTTACGCCGGTGACCTTTACCCTTACCGACTCTTCAGATAGTTCAGGAATAAAAATAGTAACAGGCGTGAAAAAGGATATGCCGCCGTTTTCTGGCTGGCCGACTGTGACTGATTTAGACGCCAGAACGGTTTGGTAAAAGTTAGATTCAAATACTTCAACCGTGAATGTAATTTGGTCGGCAGGGCTCCCGCCTGTTGTTCTAATCGCCTCAATAACCACATCAACAAGCAAGTTACCTTTTACCACTTCGCCATCGTGATAATGGGAAGCTGACCACATTTCTGCAGAGCCACCTTTAGCCACGTTAATGGGGTCTGTTTCTGAGTAGCTTTTAACGGTTACCGCGTTGTTCTTAATCTTTAACGTGTCAACGGTTAGGTTTTTAATAAATGTACCGTCTACACCATCAGCATCCATAATCAAGTTGTTATCGTTGTCGTACAACTCCATGCCACGCGCAATAACCTCGCCGGTATTGGTTAGTGCAAACTTGGCATTACCCAATGAACGTGAATCAGTATCGGTTTCAACGTTGTAATAAACGGCTTCGCCGTACCAGAATGCAAGAAAGTCATCGGGCTCAATTGCAAGTGAATGATTGCCGTTCACCATCCAAAGTGCGTTACCTGTAATCTGAGCGCCCTTCAACTTCCATGCGGTTAATTCACCGTTCACAAGAACTTCATTTTCAAATACCGCAGAGAATTGCACCGCTAGTGTATTGAGGAACGCATCACCAATGACCGCATCTTTAATGACAACGCGCCCATCAGTTACGCCGAATATCGCTTCCCACTCACCATCAACCGGATTAAATACCGCAAAGTTATCCACGGACACCATGAATGAAGTCACGCCATTTACATCAACAAAGCCCACGCCATGCTGTAAATCGCCCACTTGAGACTGTACGCCCCACTGTTTTGTATACTCGCCATTCAAGTCAACGGTTACGCCAATTGTCGCGGCTATTGAGTAAGTTTCACCTTTATATTCAACATTATAGCTTTCTATCTCTTCCGCTATCATGCCATCGTCACCGGCTAAAACCTGCGACATTTTGTTGATAAACGAACTTGATAAGTTGCCATCGCTACCAATGACAGATACTTGCAGCGCGTAAAGCTGCGCTATCCAACTGGTATAATTAGTTTCTGTGGTAACAACCTGCTCAAACAACCCTTTTGCCAGCGCTTCAATTTCTTCGCCATGCTCGTTAATTAATATGGTTTTTTGTATGAAATCAAAATCGTCCATGACTTGATTCATGTTAGCTATCTTGCTATCAAACTCAGTTTGAAAGGCTTCTAGTGTCGCTAAGCTTTCCTCTTGAAATTCATCAATGACCGTATCAATGTCGGGCAACGTTTCCGCATAAACACCACTGGCGCCGTGAACGGGCCCAGGTAAGCCGCTTGTATTTACAAAACGAACCCAATAGTAATACCCTGTTTCGGGTAAAACGCTATCCATATACATCGAACCGGCTACCGTGGCCACCAATACGGCTTCGCCCTCTTCCCTTGGGTCGGTCATATCGCCTAGTGCATCAACGGTATTTCGCCATATTTCAGCATGCTCATGGCCTGCGTAGTTGGGAAAATCCCACTGCACCATGATAGTAGTGAACGCGGCTGATGCTCGTACATTAACCGGCTTTGTTGGTGTTTCTGCGCTTGGGTCAACAACGCCGCCACTACCTGCACCAGTACCGATAATGGTCGTGCCGCTAGTGCCGGTGAACTTCCCTTTACTATCTAAAATGCCGAACTCTTTTAAGTCACGCACCAGTACAGCGCGATCATTTTCGTTTTTCGTTTGGCCAGTCAGAATAGCGATGTTGCTTGAAAGGGAATTAATGTGGTTTTGTTGGTCGGGCTTGTCGAAACGTGGCTTACCGCCTACGCCTGAAAATGCTTTTTTACTAGCCATTAAGCTCCCCAGGTGAACTCGCTAACGCTATGGTTTCAATTTCATCACTGCCCACTACATCAAAGTGAAGTCTGGCACCACGAAAAGCAGGTAATCGAAATACTGGATCGGGGCCGGTAAGTGGCGCACTCATAATAGTTGCGCCATCGGCGTAAATGTTCACGGTGGTATTTGATAGATTTTCAGCAAAGACTTTCATGCAAGATAATGTGGTGCGGTTAATATCAAACTGCTTTGACGCCCACTCGTAATTTAATGCCGTTCCTTCATCAAACTTTGTCAGCACATCATCAACTATTAAGTAAAGTGAACCGGACACCGGATCAAAGTAACCGGCTGATGCGTAGAAATCTAACTCAAAGAAATCACCACGGCGCAAATCAAAAACAAAGCCTGCACTCTCGCCATAAAAGCCCACGTAGTAATCGTGATAGCGATAGGCTTCAACGGTGCTAGGGTCAAACGATTGCCAATATTCCTTATCAATCAAATCGATTGTGATAAGTTGTGCACCACTTTGCGAGATTGACACCAAACCATCATGGCTCGCATAAATCGCCGCCTCACCCATATCCACCATTGAGCGCTTTGAAGTACAAGGTAATGCCGCGTCAATAACTTGCATGGTAAAGCTATCAGGCAATGTACCTTGCATGATCACCGGCTTGTTATCAGTCGCAATCACGACTCCCGCACTCATTTCAGCCATAGCAACAACGGTATCTTGTAGCGTTTGACGGTAGCCAAGTGGGTACGCGTAAGGCAAATAGGGTTCACTGGGTACTACGGTGTTACCAACGAAACCAATAACCACGCCATTAGACGTAGCAATAAGGCCCGTTAAGTTCTCCGGTGGCTTGGTGTATTCTTCTGTCGCTAACTCTGCACCCAATTCATACACAGATTTAGTATCGATGTACTCGCTTGTGTTAACGGGTATTTCATCCACTAAAAACAACTCGGTAATGTCGCCAGAAGTCGCTGTTCGGTAAATGCGTCTAAGGCTTATCTTCTGCGTACCGAAGCCGCCCGTATCTGAAAAAGTCAGCGTTACGCTATCATTCTCATGGAATATGGTTAATTCGCCTGAGATATTGCTAGGGGCGCTTTCTTCGCCAAAGTCGGTAACGTAGGTGCAAACGTAAAAACGGGTTTCATCATCGTCCGTTTCCATGTTAATGAATCCGCTTTCTGTTTCGGTTTCATAGTCGCTTGCGCTTTCACCTGCAGCTAAGTCTGCTGATTGGTCGTAATAACTGACCGTTGCGTTAAAGGCATCCGGTGAGTCTAGGCCAATAGTGTTATTAGCAAACGGCTGTACGCCCGTACCAGTTGCAATGCTGCTGTTAGTATACTTGGGTACGCCATCGCCGGTGTAATAGGCTCTGTCGTATTCATCCTCAGCAATAGGGCTATCTACCACATCAACATCCAAAGGCCAGCTAAACCAGTGCGTGCCCTGGTAAAGAAAAATAGTTTTTGCGTTATTCGCTATTGTGGGGGCTGGCGATACGTTCACATTTCCTTTCAGTGGCGTAAGGTTTCCGTTCCTTACAATGCAGTTGGTTGCCTTTTGCGCCTGCTCATTGTTAATGAGGCGAGGCGCATAAGCGTTATTTTGACCTTTAAATGCTGATACGGCTATTTTCATAATACGGGCTCTAGCACTGGCACAATGTAGACTTGACCACCAAAGACCGGTGGCAATTTGTAACCTGCGGCATTCCATACAACAAATTGATGGCGTAGCGAGCCCTTGTGCTTTTTGTCTAAAACATCGCTGCTTACATGGATCATAAACTGCGAACCTAAAGCCGATATGCCTTCATTTAACTTTATTGAAGCAACGGTTTTCCCTCTGGTGGTCGCTATCCTGTACTCTGCATCAGAAAAAAGGCTTGGGTTTAAAACCAAGCCTTTTTCGTCTAATACTTCACACAATATGAAGTTATCGGAATACTGATAGAGTGATACGGGGTCGCGATAAATATCATTGAATGTACCAATGTCACTTGATATTTCGATGTAATTAACGGTTTCATCAAATGCGTAGCTGCTCGCTACATTCCAGTTGCCTGATACATTCCAAGTCATTATTTTGTTACCCCTTCAAAACTACCGCCAGTATTTGGGAAGTTATCACCTACCCATAACCCAACGATTTGAACACCAACTTCTAAATCAATATCTACGTCCATGACATCATCTGTAAACGTGGCATCGCCGTTGTAGATAACGGTAGATAAGTCGGATATTTCAAAAATCGACACCTCATACACACCGGAGCCTGAGCCTTTGATGGTAACCGATAAGTTTGAGCTTTCTACGGCTACCACTTCTGCGGCAACAGGAACGCTCACAGTATCAGTAGCAGTAAGTCCGTTGCTGTCTGTTACTGTTAACTCATATGTTAGCGTTTGGGCTGCGTCAGAGTTGGGAGCAGCGCCGGTAGGGTTATTAATAAGCGGGTTAGATAACGCTACAACTGTGCCGGTCGAAATCTGAACCCACCTATAACTAACAATGGCTGCACCTGATTGGGTAGCAACACCTGAACCATTTAGCTGAAATTGAGCTCCAGCGGTAACGGTAGGTAAATCATTGCCAGCGTTAGCGGTTGGCGGGGTGTTTACTACTGGCTCGGCATTAGTTGTTATCGTTTGTATTGTGCTTGGCGCGGAATCACCTAGAGCATTCGAAGCTCTTGTGTAAACAGTGTATTCAGTATCAGGCTGCAAACCTGTGAATGTGCCGTTATCCTGTTCTACACCGTCTAGGAAATACTTATACCCTGTAGCACCTGAAACATTACTCGCAGTAAGCGTTACTGTATCAGTAGTTTTGCTGGTAGTTAGTGTCGGCGCACTTGGAACCGCAATAGCATCGTTACTGTAAGCTTCTAGCGATAACCCGCCAAACGCATACGATCCCTCAGCTTCTTCTACACCAGCAAAATAACCCCGTGTGAAAACCTTCAACTCTTTAGTGAAGTCAAATCCGGTAATGTCGAACACATCACAAAGCGCTACGCCTTCTAGCGTCACGATCTTATTCAAGCTGGGTATTATCCGAATACCGACCATGTGCTTGCTGGATTCATCTTCTGGGTAGCCACTTGCAGAGAATGAGTTACTTTGCCCGAAGTAGTTTGCCGTTACCCGATTGGTTTCATCCGTAGCACCTTCAATTGCAATTTCCATCGGCTGTGCGGGCGAACCGGTTTCAGGGGCGGCAGGCCATTGGTATGCGATTTTAGCTGTGGTAGTGCCGAGGTCGTCAATTAAACCAAATTCGAGCGTTTGCAATTCAATGCCGTTTTTGCCAATCCTATCAAATTTAATATCGATAACATCGTAATCGGCCAGTGTGATAGTTGCGGTAGAAATTGCCGTGCTTGGCGTACCATCCATAGGTAATGGGATGGTTGTAAGCTTCCGATTTTGGATAGAACCGCTTGGGGCGGCATCAACAAAATACGGAGTATGGCTATACGTTAAGTTTGGCGCTGTTCCATTATCCGGTGTAGTGGTGCTTAATAGCTCGTTTCTCTCGGCTAGTGTGTGGAAAACTTCCCATGTATGCGGAACGTCCTCTATTAAGTACGCACCAAGTGCGCGAGAACCATCTTCGGCAATAGCCGTGTAAAAGCTAAAAGTTTGACCATCGAAAGTTATTTCTCTTAATCCTGAACCGACTTGACTGGCATCAAACTCGCCGCTTGCACCGCGAACTACGGTGGGTTCGATATATGACACAATATTAAAATTGTCATCAATTAAAAATTCGCAAATATCGCCCTCTGTGCTTGTTGTTCCACCAACCGCCAAGCGGTAGTGCCCTGTTGCACGATAGTAAGCCCCCTCTTTTCTAACTTGACCTAAGTTTGTTAAGTTCACAACGCGGTTACTATCAAAGCCAGCGGCTTCGTTTAGTATTCCATATTGGGATGAAACAGTTGTTATTCTATAAAAGTTTTTACAGTCGTTAGAGCCATATATGGCGTTAGTGCCCCCTAGCGCACCAGTGCCACCGCCATGCAAGGCTTTAGCAATATATGTATAAGGAAAGCTTTCAATCGGGTTAACCTCGATAATAGCGTAACCGTTATGCCCTTCACCTTCGATTTGATACGGGTCATACCAAAATGTACTAATGTTATTACCTGAGAAATCAACACCGTTTGTGCCGCCCGCACGTTTAGTAGTTTGGCTACTTTTACCGCTAACACCTACGCTTGATAGGTTTACACCGAAGTTGTGCCAGTGTATGTAAACTGTGCCATCAACAACATTCACGGTTGCTGTCTCTGTCTGCGTACCGTTCGAAGGTGATACAAATATAGGGTTGGTTTTAGTTGTGATGTGGTCGAACTCTGGTCGAGTTGCAACGTTCTGCCATTCCACTAATGCTGCTTGGTTAAATACCAACTTGCCGTTAACTAAGATTGTTAAGTTACCAAGGGCTTTTTCCCAAACTCGCAAATAAACACCACCATCACCTGTGCTGTGGTCAGGTGTAGTGTAGAAAAGCATGGGGTATTGCTCATGCGGCCAGAACGGTATCTCTGAGCCAAGAACGGGCCACGGCCAGTATTCATACTCACTAGATGCCATTTGTGAGTGAGTGTAAGCGGCTACGCCAAGCTTTGTTGCTTGACGCTTAAAACCATCAATCATCACACTTTGAATGTCAGGTATTGGCTCTACTGGGTCAGGTTCGGGGTCTGGGTCTACTGGGTCAACTGCGGTTGCTTCGGTATCTTGAAACTCTACCGAGCGTAATTCATAGTCACCGGCACCACTGTAGATAACCGTTCCGTCTTGGGTTTCTAAATAATCATCGGTTGTAGAACCCCGTGATACCTCTGGAGCGTCCTTGTAATTTGCAAATATTTCATGGGCGTTGCCATTGGCCAGTATCCTAAATACTACAGGCCCACCATTCCAACTTATAGCACCTGAAATATCAGTATCGATGTACAGCGTAGAAGTTCCACCAACCATTTTACCGGCACGAAAAACGCCAGTGGTGGCGCTGTATGAAACGAACCAGTGATTTGATGCGTCTACGTAACGGTATCTTATTTGTAGATAAGACGAGTTATTAGTCTCTTTATTAAAAATAAGAGAAATATCGTTATCTGCCGCTGAATCATCGAGGGCGATTTCAGTAACAGCGTTATAGGGCATTAAAAGACCCGTACCTGTAAATGTTGGGTTACCGGTGTTTACCGTTACCCCCTCTGGCACGGCGCTACCTTCTGGCAGGTATAGATTAACAAATACGTCTGACATTCTTTATTCTCTCTTAAACTGTTATTGAAATTGTGTTAGACCAAGCGCCAGTTAAAGCACCGTTAAAACACCGGCATCGAATTTGATAGTCTCCACTTGCTAAGTTTGCGGTTCTTTTAAAGCACCCAAGAACGCCAGGTAATCCGATATCAGGAAAATTCAAGCCGTACCAACTTGCACCGCCAATACTCTTTATTTGAAATTCCATATCGGTCATTGCGACACGACAGTGGTCATTAATTGTCGGATAGGTTTTTAAGACACATACACTACCCGAATTTATACGTACCGCACCTACGTCTGAGAAGTAATCGTTAGGTCGAATTTGGGAAAGCATTTGTTCTCGAGTTACGCATCTAACGCCATCAACGTAGCTATTCCAGATATGAATAAGGGTGTAAGACTGAGAGGGTGCAAACGATTCTTTAGTACCCCATTCCGTGATGAAGTCACAATTTGCAACAAGGCCGGTACCGTTGCGGTTCAACCTGAATTGGCGATAGCCGCCGATGAACGTTGAATGGTTTACTTCTGTCCTTTTCTTACTATCAATAACACCATCAGAACTACCTTTGCCGCGCATACCTAATACCCAACCGCGAGCGTCAAATGTTTCAGCGTTCGTTAACCCGTTAAATACAATAACGTCAGAGTTACCGAACTGGCTGCTGTATACTCCGCGTGAGGACTCTAACAACAAATCACAATCGATGTAGCATGCTTGGATATTCTCAAAGTATGGGCCTGTATTCATTTCAGGAGATATAGCGTTTTGCCACTTTTCATACTCACCGGTATACCCACCAGTTACTTTGAGCTTGTAAACCTCTAAGTTGTCCCCCCCACGTAAGTTAATTGTGGACTTTCTACCTACGCTGAAAACATCTTCAAAAAGGTAAGTGCCGCCGTTTCTGTCGTAATAACCGTTTCTGGCGCTCTCGGCTAACTCGCCTGTTTTACTGACTCTGGGTGTTACCGTGTCCGTAATACGTTCGATAGGTGTTAGATACCACTCCAACTCAACATCGTTACCGCTTACCGTAGCTTCTAGTTCGGGTACTGAGGGGGTTTCTGTCCGAAGCAACTTCCGCACATAGATATTTAGCACAGCACCAGTGAACGATTGGCCTTCTATTAGTACAGCGTTGGCATTGCTTGGCGCTCGAATCAGCCACACTTCTGTACCATCTATATAGTGGCTGTATTGGCCTTGAGCCGTGCCGATTGACGGTATTACACCGCCTGATGTGCGCCCTTCTACCTTCACCGATATTTGGTAAATCTCGTCAACTTCAAAAGCGTAACTAGCACTTAAAGAGGTATTTGTATTGCTGCCTGTGTATGCCGCACCGTCTTTACTCCAACCTGAGCTACTAAAAGAATCAGGCTGAACTACTTTTGCACCCACTTCTGGTGATGCTTGCACTATGAATTGGTGTACGTAAATATTCTCCGCTGTTGAGTAGCGAAAATAATCTACTTCGGTTTCCCCAGGGTCTAAATGTAAATACGCCTCGGCTGGGTCAAACCTAACCGAACCCGCTGTAGTCGATGCGACTCTAGCACCGCTTGGTAATGTCACTACGCTGCTGAAAGGTTCGGTATTGCCCTGAATAGAAACAGCATCACGTAAAGCGGGTATGTGACCTAGTGGCTGGAAGTGAATGGCGTTGTTATAAACAGGGATGGTTTCAATCGTAGTGACCGCCTTTTCCCCACGCCAACTATCGCCAAAACCTAAATCTACGGTTTCGTTATAAAGAACGCCGTTAATGGTAACGTTGTTTAAAATAATGGTTGAAGCGCCGATACCGGTAGCAAACGGTAGTGGTGGATTTATTTGGTAATCACCGCCATTTACAGTAACGGTTGAACCATAGGCTAAAACAACCACGCCTAACCCGCCGGTTTCATCTAAATTGCAACCGCAATTATTAAGCTCTCCGTCTTTTTCAAAGTAGTAAGCGTAGCTATCGCCTTCTATCTGTCGTAAGAACGTAATCATACAATCACGGGCTTTTGCGTACTCAGCAAAGTAGATACCAGCGCCACACTTATCAGATACCAGGCCTTTAACGTCAGCTTCGCAATAGAACTTAAACGCATTGCCGCTAAAGCCATTAATGGTGTTGTATCTAACCGTTGCGAGTGAGCCAACACCAAACGTTACACCATGGTAAATAACGCCATCTTCATCGTATTGGTGGTATTCGTTATCAATAGTCAGTGCAATAACTTCTACTTCACTATGCCCATTCTCTACGGATAATCCGCAATCGCCTTCACCAGTGGCATTAATGTCTTGAAGCGACACATTGCTTGAAGAAAGTGGCACATCAAGCAGCTTCGCCACAACATCGATGAAGGTTATATTTCTCAACACCCAGTCAATCATGCGGTAACCTTCCGTTTTAATAAGTGGCGTATTAATCAGCACTGCGTCTTGAACGGCTATCCCTTCAACTTGACCTGATAGGGTTATCGCTGGGTCAGAGTTTTTCATTTTCAGGCCGAAGAAGCGGAAATGATTGGCACTAATATCAAATAGGGAATTAGCGTTACCAACTATGTAAGGGGCGTGATTCTCTATATTTGTATCAATATCCGCAGTACCCTTTTGAACTCCGAAGTAAATGGAATAGGGCGCCGATTCGCTACCTGAAATATTTAAATACCAAGGGTCACGTATGGGGTGCCAGTCACGAATTACATTTTTATCTGAAGCAATATAAAAGTTATCGCCTGGCTCTATTCTGTAAGTCGGTAAATCATCCTCTTCACTTTCCCCATAAACTCTATGAAACACCCCGTTGAAATCTTGTGCGGGGTTGCAATCTGCCCACTCTTCGCCCTCAGTCCAGCCCGCATCTGTGAGCAAGTTAATATCAAAAAGTCTATTCATAATGGGCTACTCGCAAACGTAATGACTCAATGCGAACGCTGCCGGTGAGCGGGGCAAAGCTGGCTTGTCTTTTAAAATAAAAGCGGTCTTGCTCAACAATGAAGCGGTAAGTTCCTTCAAAATACGTGGTGTAATCTGCGTTATTTCCTACTGTTAGCGCCATAGGGTTTGGTATATCTGTAACCACCACTATTTCGAATTCGTATTCATCCCAAGAATCACCAAAAATACGTAATGCATCGCTACCGCCATCCGCGCCAGCTACCGAAAACAGGCGGGAATCTGTAGTATCTTGCGACCAACTGCCGCCCATTGAATAAGGCGTTTCGGGCATAACATCGGCGCTATACCAGTAACCATCTTGACGCAATGAGAATTGCATAAACCGATTGTTTGCCACGCTCCCATCGCTATTGCCGTGGTAAACCCCGACTGACTGGAAATGACTTTTTGCAGCCGATAGGGTTTCAAATCCACTGTCTGTTTCTATGTAGTCAATAATTCCTATAAACCCACTGGCAAACTGCCCCAAATTCGTCACCGCGCTTGTTACTGTGTGCCACTCAAAATCAGAGAGTGTGGGGTTATCAGGAAGGCCAGTGCCACCTTCGCCCATCGGGTATACGCGTAGGGTGAGAGAGCCCGTGTAGTTACTGTCAAAGTAAAGGCGGGTGCTAGATGTTTTTACTAAAAATTCACGGGTAGCAATGACGTTCGGTATTTTCAACCATTCTTCTGTTAGCGCTATGTAGGCTACTTGGCGCACATCATCAAATAACATTTCTCGGCGGTTGTTCGGTGAGTGGGTTGGAATATCAACCGTTTTCTTTAGCTTGGGGTAGTCGATTAATCGGTGAGAAAGTGAGGGTTCAATTTTAACCGGTGGGCTTAGCGCCTGTGTGCGCTTGCTATCCGTTTCAATTGAGTCGGGCAATTGTTCCTGCGTGACTTTACCCGTAACGTTTTCGAAATTTGGCCAGCCTTGAGCATAATCAGGCTTGTCGGTAATTTCATCGAACCTCGCCCATCGCGAAGCAGTTTCAGGAATGTTCTGAATGTTTGCCCAGGCAAGTTCAGCTAATGCGCTACCATCACCTATATCAATGGTGCCATCAACTAACTTAGTTAACCCCGTAGGCGTCACCACTAAAACCCGCTCACCTTGTTGGTTCGTGATTTGGTAATAGTTGTTATTAGTGTTAAACCACCCTGTCATTTCATCTTCGCGTCTGTGCCAATTTTGTTGCAGCAATACAACGTTCTTGGCTATTTCTGCGATTGAATCAGTGGCAAAGCTTTGAATAATGGAATAACTAACGTCACTTACTGCGTCACCGGCATACGTATCACCGCTTAATCGGTGCTTAATGCGCAACTGGCTATCGGTGTCTATCTGGTAAATTTCGTAAAACTCTTTACCGTCTAGCGTGAACAAGTCACCTTCAGAGATATTGCCAACCGACTGAAAGTAAGTATCGATACCCGTAACAATATTAGAGTTACTAGGAACCGATACCGTGCCGGTGTTATAAACGTTAGTCATAGGAAGCTAGGGTATTCCAAACGCATGTTATTGGGCATGTTGTTCAATCTGACTTCATCAGCCTTTTTATTCTTCGCATCGAGGAATAAGTTTTCGTAATAGGCCACTTCATCAGGTGAAAACCAGTCGGTGTTGGGGTGTTTCTTTAGCAGTGCTAATGCGCCCCAGCGAATGGCCTCGGCGTTATCATCAAAAACACATCGGTCAATGACCGGCGCTGAAAACGTAGGGCGAACCGCAACAGTCACGGTTAACTCTTCATCTTCTTTGGGGATAGGCATTAGCTTTATTGAGCGGTTGGACCTGCCAACATAATAGCGAGGCGTGCCGGTACCCGTCTTTTTATCGTACTGCTGCGCTTGAGTGAGTGCGTCATTTTCGCCGCGCTTTACTTCAAGAATAGAAACGACTTCAACAAACTGATCGTAACCATCTATGTCGTAAACTGACTCACCCGCTGTCACGCACAATTCAATTTCTTGCTGGTAGGCGAAAACATGGCGAAAGAAGTCACGCGCTGACTCTCGAATGGCATTAGCCGCCGTAAACGCCGGTATGTTTGGCGTATACGGTGCGACTAATGTGGTTAAGCTGTCAAAGCTAACCATGCTTACATTCGCTCTTCAGGGTTCGCCGCTTTATCTACGCCCGATTTGTTACCTAGCGTTCGCTCAAACTTGTTGTAGTGCGATTCGGCACGTTGCGCGTTAGAGGCGTAATCAGCGTCTTTCGAGTAGGCCGCATAAAGCATGTACTCTTTAATAGCGTTAAAATAGCTATCATCGATACTGATTGTGGTGGTGTCGTTTTCAAAATCCGTTACTTCTGCGGCTTCCGGTGCTACTGAATAGATAACTTGAATACTTACTGCCACTGAAGGCTGCGGATAAATGTAAACGGTTTTAGGGTCGCGCTCGTCAAATACCCAGTTAGTAACGCGGCTACCTATTGAGTTATGCCAGTTAGGTATTTGATCGTCCAATGTGGTGCGACTGGTTTTACGAATGGGGCTACCTGACGCCACATCGTAAACAATATCCATCCAGCGTAGACCATCATCAGGAAGAGTTTGCTTGCTTTTACCTGCTTCGGTGATGAAGTCTTCATTTTTGGTGCTGGCATCAGGGCGAAGGTTTACTACTGCCATGACAGCATTGTTATAACCATTCAATAATTCTTGGTCTGGCCATCGAGTGCCAGTGGTATCCACCAACGTAGCTCGAACTTGCGAGATTGCATCAATAACTTTGCGTGTTGACATTAGTAAACCTCGTTCTTACTCGTTAGTAGCGCTAGTGGTTTTAGCCGCTGGCTTAGCTGTGGTTTTCGCTGCAGGCTCGGCCGCTGCTTTTTCCATTGCTTCTACTTTCGCTTTTAACTCGGCATTTTCTTTGGCAAGTTCTTCGTTCTTTTCAGTGGCGGTGGAGCTTGCAGAGCCAGAGCCTTTGGCTTCTTTTGCAATAGCGGCATCGTATTGCTTTTTAGTGATTTCAATCATCCCGAACTTTCCTTTTCGGAATTGCTTAACGATGGCAGGCGTAGCAACAAAAACGCGGCCAGACTTCGCTTTTACATAATCAGGCGTAGCGTTGTTTTCATCTTGAATATCAACCGCACCGGGTGAGATAGGTTTTACTTGTGACATTTCTAATTCCTTAAACAAAAAAGCCCCCAATTAAGGGGGGCTGAATTAACGAGGTGGGATTAACCTAGACGCATTACGCTGTGACCAAGTTGCTCAGGAAGCAACACATCAAAGCCGTACACAAACAATGAACGCACTAAATCACCGAAGTCATTCGGGTTTTTAAGGGTTTCCATTTCTGTGATTTGCGCAGCGAATGAAAGGGCCGACTTGTGACCAAACAGAACGTCATACGCACCATTCGTTACACGAATATTACGTGAAGAGTAGATATGTAAGCGGTCAATCATGCCGATTTTGCCAGAGCGAAGCGTAGAGTTACCGTCACCGGTTAAGCTCGCGTCTTTCAATTCTGATGTTTTGATACGTGCGCACATTGAAGGCGGTAGAGCCACGTAACGATCTTCATCAGGCGTATCAGTTTCATCAAGACACACACCAAAACGCTCAACCAATACATCGATGATGTTTGATTTTGTTACATCAAGGGGTGCGGCTGCTGTACCCAAGTCAATAGAGCCAGTGTCTTTACCTGCTGCTGCACCGGCGTTTACCGCGCCTGCACCTGCGTAGATAGAGCCAAGGATATTGGCATCAACACGGCGTTTCATCTTCATGCCACCGTCTTGCGTGAAAGTATCCATCAGATTAATGTCTGATTGGTATTCATCAACGCTGTTTACTTTGAACGCGAAGTAGTGGCCTTGGTCGATAGCTAACGACACTGGCGCACTTTCTGGCTGTTCGTAGTTCAGGTTTTGGCCTTTCTCGTAGTCACTGATAGTAATATCAGGAACCGTGCGGATATTAACCTTGTCACCCACTGACTTAATCTCACCTTCGTAGTCAGTATTAGCGATTTCCATGTAAATACAGTTCTCGTAATACTTCGTAAGAAGTTTCTTAGACCAAATTTCAGGGATGAAACCTGAATTGTTGTTTGCACCAGTATTTGAATAGTTAACACTACCGGAAGCGACTGGATAACCCATTTTTATTACTCCTAAATTGCCTGCTGCGGCTTAGTCAATTACATTGCCTGCAGCGTGTGCGGCGAAAAGTTTTCGCTCCCACTCTTTAAACTCGCCTTCGGTTAGCTTGCCTTTGTTGTAGTCATCGTAAAGACGGTTAATTTGCTCTTTCGTCCACACGTTATCGTCACCCATGGCATCACCAGGGGCGCGACTTGATACATCAACTTGACTTGCTAGAGGGTTGTTTGAAAAGTTGGAACGCTCTTGTGCTTTGAAGGCTTTGAAAAAGAATGCGGTACGATTAATATCGCCGCGACTAAACGCGCCATTCATCAACGTGTTTCGTTCCTCGCCACTTGCTTCATCAATACCTTTTAGCCATTCGTGAAACATCGGGTCGGTGTTAACTTGCTCGAAATCAATGTTGCTCTTACTCAGTTCGGCATTTAATTCACGCATGCGCATATTGCCTGCGGTTTCATTAGTGGCCTGTTCTGTTTGTGTAAGCTTTGATTGGAGTGAGTTGACCAGATTCGATAAACGCTGTATCTCGGCAGAGGTGCCCGAATTACCAGCGCTGGCTTGTTCTGCTACTGCGCGTGCGAAATCTTCGCCGTACTCGTCAACCAAGGTTTTATTTAGCTTTACTTCGCTGCTAGGTTTGGCGCTCGACTGTTGCTGTTGCTCTAATTGTTGCTTCAGTTGAGTGTTTTCAGTCTCTAAAGACTGTAAGCGGTGTTGTAAGCTAGGGTCTTGGCTGCGCTGTTGAGCTTCACGTAAATCATCGTTTAGCTTTTTAGTATCAGCGTTGTACTTGCCTTGCAGTACGCGGTATTTATGTTCCCACGTTTGTTCAGAGTCCGATTGCGGCGGCTGCGGCGGCTGCTGTTCGGGTGTTCTGTTCTCTTGTGGTTGCTGTGGCTCGTCAGTGTTCCCAGTTTCGGGAGTTGACGCTTTTTGTTGCTGTTGACGAATTAACTCGTTTGCTTCTTCATCTGCATTTTGCAGTGCCTGGGGTAAAGCCATTTGTCTTATCCTCGGTGAGTCAGTATTCGGGAGCCCGAAGGTATTCCCACTGGTGTTCACTTTTGTTTAGATATAAAAAAAGGCCGCTATTAAGCGACCTTTGTTGTTTCCCTTTCGGGAGTAAAGAAACTGCTATTCGAACTGAGCCAACGTGGTATTCGGATCGTGTAGCAATTCCAATAATTCTTCGAGCGTGTTTATAGCGCCTTGGCTTTTAAACATTTGCTGCGTATCTACTGCGGTTTTTAACGCCTCAACATTCTGAGAAACCAACATTTCAGCAATGCTTACTATGTGGTCGTATTGGTCAGGCTTGGTATTTTTTAGAAATACCAGTGACTTTAGTTGTTGAACCGTCAATCCCGTTATCATTGTGGCGGCTGGCCTTGTGCGGCTTGCTGCTGTGCGGCTGCCACTTCATTCATTAGCTTTTGGCGCAATTCATCTTCGGTAGGCACAAAACGATTAGCCGGTAAATCTGCGGCTTTCGCTGCGCTTTCTAGCAATACTCTTCGACCTTCTTGACCAATGATTTGCATATCTACTGGATTGTTAGTGGTGGCTAGGAACTCAGCTTGACGCATTGCCGTGGCTTCTTTGTGCATTAGCGCATCAGAGCCACGCGCTTTCACTTGCGCATCACCTTTGATTTCTTCAGGCACATCGGGATCAATCATGGCGCTGGTGTAAAGATTAGAAACAAGGGGCTCAATAACGTGAATATCTACGCCTCGTACCACTTCTTTCATGGACTTGCTGGCCGCATTCATCAGCATAGATAAACCGGATGCGGTTTTACCTGCGCCTGCTGCTTGGTCTGAACCATACGCATAAGCAGGAATACCGCTCTTATCATCGGCGTAACGCTCAAAGCGCTCATACACACTAAGCAACTCATTAGCTTTAATGTCAGGACTAAAGAAGTTGATACCGGGCTTACTTTGCCCTGCACCGTTTACGCCTTTGCTACTGAATTGCCATATCTTGCCTGGGTAAATGCTAGTAATGTTTGCGCCCTGTGGTATCTGTGCCAAATCGATAGCCACTTGAGGTTGCGCACCAATGGCCATGTTATTAATCAGGGCTCGCATTGTGGCGTTAGCTGAATCCTGAATGTCAGCAATAATCTCGGCTAGTGCTTCACCGCAAAATGAATTAGGCAAACTTCTGAATGTTGACTTGTAATAGCCAGGCTTGCCGTTAGGGTCAGGGTTGACCGTAGCTTTAATGGTGTAGTTACCCACGACAACAACGGTGACAGGGTACTCGGTGTAAGGATCATCTATTTGATGTTCGATACCCCAGTCTATTAACTGCTTGCCCTGCATCCATCCGGTGAACTCTAAACCGTCTATGTTTTCATAGTTTGAATGCGTAAAGCTTCGCTTGCCTTCTAATCGTTCGCGCTCTGAATCATTAAACACCCACTGGCGTAGGCCATGGCGATAATCATTCAATGCCATCATGATATTTCTACCGTTATAGCCTTTAGAGCCTCGCATCGATGTCAGCGTTGAAGGTGTAAACCTCACATGCTCAATGTGCCAGTGATCACCGATATTAGTAGTTGACGGTGAAGGGTAGAAATCAAACGGGCTCACGCGTCTAAATTGACGGACCAACTTATCTTCAATCTTTGGTGCATGTTTACCGGTGCGATTATCCTTAGCCCACTTAACACGCTTTTGTACGCGATAGATTGGGCCTTTAAGAATGGCGAATGGATAAGTCACCAAATCATCTAAGAACGCATCAAACTCGTCACGGAAACCGCCTTCAACCATCATATCTTCAATGTGGTCGGCCATTTTTTCCATGCGTGCCGCGGCTTCTTCGTTAATTTCTGACTTAATGCGCTCTCCGTGCTGTTGTAGCACCTGTTCAGACATTGCCATGACTTCACGCGGGTCGCCTGCCGTTTGCATTGCGTTTTGAATAGCGATGGCAATCATGCTTTGTGCAATTTCTGGCGGCAATTCAGGAACCGGTGTGGCTTCAATGTGAAAGGGGCGGTCATTACTGGACGCAAACAAGTCACTGAGCCAAGCTTTTGCGGCATGTATCTTGGTGCCGGTCAGGTTCATATAAATTGAACTGCCACCTTGGGCTTTTATTTCTGATAGCTTGCGAGCGGAATACTCGCCCTTACGTCTGCGTAGGCATTCCGTTAGCCGGTCTGAAATATCCATTTTGTGGTTTTTGGCCGTAGCCCAACATTTAAGAACATGCTGCGCCAAGTTGTCAGTAATGCGGGAGCTTTGCACCTCGCGATCAGCTTTAATCTTTTCTTCTTTGGCTTCTGTCTGTTCTCTTTGTAGCTGATCAGCGCCTTTAACTTCCAACATTATGCCCAACCTCCTGAACTCTGTACTTGGACTTCTGCAAAGCCAGTGTGAAATGATTCGTTCATGCGTTCTCTTATTTCGTTTAGCGCTACGGCAAATGTTCTAAATGCGTCTGACGAGTGACTTGCTTCATCGTGTACCGGTTGTGACTTCCATACGCCGTGCTTATCATCCCAATCTTTTCGGTAAGCAGATAAACCAGAGAAACCTTTTTCTGTCTTAACTTCATCAAACCAACACAAGGGAAGCACTGTTCTCACCGCTTCAATGCCATCGGCAATGGATAATTTAGGCGCAGTAATAAAGTCGATACCTAATGATTGAGCCGTTTCTAGTCGAGATTTACCCGTACCTAGCTCTCTAACAGCAATATCATGCGGCGCTACGTGAAATCCGTAGTTGTATCGAAGCTTCTCCCTCAGTTCATCAAGCACAGACTTGTAGAATGCGAGCCCTTCACCGGAGTTTTGATAGTAATTGATGACGCGATACTCACGCCCGACCTGCTGGATAAACCAAATACACATCGTATCCGACATACCCAAATCCCAAAACGTGTGAACTAAAGCGCTTGGCTCTAGTGGTACGCTGGTTAGTCGGCCATCAGAATAAATGTCATTAATCTGGCGATGGTAGTAAGCGCCTTCAATGGACTGTTCGAAAGCCTCTTCCGGTGTAGCAGGATATTCACGGCGAATATCTGCACCAAGCGACTTCTCTTTTGAGGTGTACCAAGCCAACTGGCCATTGGTTAAGCGTATTGCGTATTTCTGCTCAAGCTGCTCTTTGTACTCAAGCAACCTATCAGGAACAATAACGCTTTCACCTTCGAGCGTGTAATCAGGGTTTTCATGCCAGGGGAAGAAAAACAATTCCCACTCCATTTGCCCAGGCTCCATACCTTTACGCTGCCGGTTCAATGCTTCTTGGCAATAATCGTAGAAGTAACCCACTTTCCCTTCGGCGGTAGATTCGATAGTGATAACACAATCTTTTGAAACCGCTTCAAACGCACCGGTAACAATCTCTTTTGCTTTATGTGGGTACTTGGCGCAGATTTTACCGAACTCACTGATATGCAAATACGTGAGCGTTCCACCACGAAACGAGGTGCCTACTGCAATAGAAGAGCCGTTAACGAAAACTAATTCACCGGCCCTTGCTATTTCCGCTGGCATCATCCCTCGAATGGTTGGCGGTAATGCGTTATACGCAAACTCTATCTTTTCACGGAAGAGTCTTATCGAATCGTCACGGCTATGCGTGATAACGGCGCACTTTGTATTGTTGTTAAACAAGCACGCGTCTAACATAAATATCATTGTGAAAGTCGTGAAGCCAAGCTGCCTGGCTTTCAGAATAATATTTCGGTAGTGCATCCCTTCGAAGAACACCATTTGCGCTTCGTTGAGCTTAAACTTTATCTTCTTACCGTTTTTATCAGTAATGAAGTACAGGTTATTGATGCGCCAACGCCAATTACTGAGGTTAGCTTTTAGTTCTTCCTCAGTCATTTTGAATCAATATCCACTTTTTGAGATAAAACCCCGTACATTTTCCAATGAAACGGAATAGTTATTTAATTACTTTGCATGTTTAGGCAAAACTGAGCGCGTTTCGCCATTACTTTCTGATATTTCAGCAATGAGATTATTAACAGTTAACTCGCCTTCTATCTCACGTTTCTCTTTAAACGCTTGAACATCGATGTGCTTACCAAGTAACTCAAGGTTCTTTACTTTGTCTGGCCATTTGATTTTGCGAAGTACAGTTTTGACCTCGCCCATCATTAACTCTTGAATATCGAGGCCCGAAATTGTTCTACGCCACGTTTTAGGCCACTGCGTAATAGCCTTGATATGACCGCTATCATCCAAAATATCAGCAACGTCCATTTCATCAATTTCAATAAGACGCTTAAGCACATAATCGGCATTGACTTCGTTCTTTTCGAGCCTTTTATTTTGCGCTTTTGATATGGCATCTTGAATATTAGGTTTTCTGAGGTTTTCGTTACCTGTCTCGCAAGCGGTCTTTTTACTGTAACCGGCGCGTATAGCTGCCTGTGTTGCGTTTAAATCGACAAGGTACTCACTGACAAACAATTCTTGTTTTTTTGTCAGCTTCTTAATAGTCATTTGATTCTCTATGCCACGTTGCCGCTTAAAGCACGCTGCCCATCTTGGGGCGCTCCGCGCTCGAACGTATATGAAGTGAAGTTGTTTTGTTGTAGCCAAGCTTTGATTGCAACTCTCACTTTGAATGAGTAGTTACCATAAGCGTTAGTGAGTCTTGCTTTACCTTGGCCGTTGTGTGAAACGTTGACAGTAAAAAGGCGCTTTGCTCGTTGTGGGCTGTATACCCTGAGCGTAGCGCCTGTTAATTCGGATTCGACTTCTAGACCATCCGCAGTGATTACGGTGGTGAATGCCACGTTTAGCCCTCTTTGCTCTCCGCCATTGTGCGGATAGTGATTTCATGAAGCTCTTGTTTTCTTCGCTCGTCTGCCAGCTTATATCTATCGTCACGCTTCTTGAAGTAGTAGTTAAGACATAGGCCAGCAGCACCAATCAACATACCGAAAATTATGCCGAACTCTTGAGAGGCGAGAAATCCCCAAAATGCTGAGATACCGCCCCCAATGTAGGTCGTTATAGATGATTTGTCGGCCATTTCTTGATTAAATTCGTGTTGGTAGTGAGTGTTCATGCTGTTGCCCTTTTTGTGGTTTCAACAACATGGTTATTCAAATATCGTTCCATTGGGTATTAGACAAAAGTTTAACTTTTCTTATTGAATGCCAATAGATTGCGTTTACCTATCTCTCTCAACCCTGCGTAAGCGGTAGGTAGAGTAAGGAACGCGCCCAATATTGTTAAGTCTGCTGACTCGGTAATAAATACGTAGACGATACCGGCGATTAGTGAAGCCGTTGCGTGAAGTGGACGAACATATTTCACGGCACCTTCTGCATTATCGCCATTGCGTATGGTTTGCTGTGTCTCTGAATGGCTACGCTGTTTATCTTGAAGTTCTAGCGCCATCACAGATTCAAGGTGCCTGTTTACTTCCGCTTCGCGTGCTGCGGCTATTTCTTCTAGCCTTGCCATCGCTTCAGGGTCATTTTGCAGTGTCGCTAATGCTTTATCGGGGTTTGTCGTGCCAGTAGCTTGAGCAACCATTGAAGCGCCAGCGCTTACCGCACCAACCACGTTACCGGTTAGTAGTGAACCAACTAGACCGGCTACGCCTGTTTTGTTTTCGCTTAGGAACCCACCTACGTCTGACCAATTCATTAATCCCATACTCCAACCGGCGAATCCCATAACTCATCACTGACCTTGATGAAATCATAACCTTCTTCGCTGCAAACCCTATCTGTCCAGCCATCAATTCTCATTTTCTCACCCTATGGCTTATACAATTCGAAGTGTGGCAAGTCGAGAAACCTTTCATCGCGGCTTCTACCGTCCATATCCCAATCACCACCCCACCGTAGTAAGTGGGTAATTTTCTTTTCAGCATAAAGCTGACGAGCAATACACATTACGTGACCAGCGAATACAGCAAATGCTAATTCGTCTTTCCAGTCTGTATTTGTTAGCTCAATGAAGTAAGGGCCGGCATCTATAGCAAGTGAGGGGGTTTTATTGTGTTTCGAATCAGGCCAGCGCAATTGGCTTAACTTATCGGCGTAGGCCTTGTTTTGTTCTTTCTCGCCGCGATGGCCGCAGAAGATAGACGCGTTAATAACCTTTTTTACTTCGTTGAATATAACCTGTATATCAACATGGCACGTATCAAGACGCGCTTGTGAAGTTTTGCCATAAGGAAACATAAAATTCAGCCATAAAAAAAGCCCCGACTGGTAAGGTCAGGGCTTTGTGTGAGGTAACGCGAGTATGGTTATATTCTATGCAAAGCTCGGTAATGAGTCAACTACTGTATTTCCCTCTTTCAATTAAAAATAAATGCGAAAACCAACAACTCTAAAGAGATAATATTTATTGCTATTGATAAGTTGAGTAACCGGCCAGTTTTGCGAGACTCCCTTACAAGTTCTTCAAGCTCTTGCTCATTCATCTTGATCATCCGCTCTCGCGTTCCAAGCCTTAACAATTTTCTCTTTATCTCTATGCGGTGACATTAATACAGGGCATCCAGTACAGCCAATCATGCTTCTTAACAAACCCTGAACAATGCCCGTTTCCATTCCCGCTTCGCTGCCGCAGAATGGGCAAGGCTTTAATTTCTGCTCACTCATGCCGCTTCATCCTCTCTCATTGCTGCGCTTACGTGACTTAATGCTGAACTGTTCCAGTCAAATAACTGCTGAAGTATCGCATTGTAGGCATCTTCTATCTTAGCCGGAAGCTTATTGCCCTTAATACCCAGCCTACGGCAAATCTCGCTTTTACTGGTTGGTTTAAGTTCTTGCTCGCCGGTCTTGCGATTTAGACGCATGATTGGCTTTTGAATCTCTTTGATAGCGCAATTGATTAGCTTGGCTACTGACACATCAGGTAAATCAATCTCTTTCTCTACCATTACGCCCATAACGCCTGCTTTAACGTGAACGCGTGAGCTTCTATCATCAGCATAAAGCAACCTGGCTAAGTAGTAGGCATGGCGATTTAGCTTATTACCCGTATCAGGGTGAGCCATTGCCAGAGCCCCAGCCACCTCATTTACATCAGGAGCCGTACCACTAAACCCCATACCGTCTATTTGCTTTGACTTTGTTGTCATTCTACCTATATCTCTGATTGGGTGTGCCATAGTTTTCACCTTTAGCGCACGGCTTATGCCGCTTTTTGTTTCTGCATTTCGCGAACTCGCTTGCGATAATGCACCTTTATTTCTTTAATCTGTTCTATTGTGTAGCGCTTGGGTTCGTGTGGACCTTCAAGCCACTCCACTTTCTCTAATCCGATTTTCTCAATGAGATTAATGCGGTACTTAATTAAGTTGCCCGATAGATGGTTATTGCAGGGCGCACATTGCTTATGATTATTTAGCGGTTCAAAGCGTAATTCTGGCGAGCTTCCCACACTTCGGTAGTGACCGGCATGGTACTGGCCAGTGTGAAACTTACCGCAACTGATACAAGGCTCTTCCGCATCACGCAGCCGGATATAGGCGTTGAATGCCGTTTGTGCCTCTCTAAGATGCTCGCCCTTTGTTTTAAGGCTCTCTTTCTTTGCCTTGTGGATTTTCGATTCAATCTGCCTTCCCTTCTTAGCCAGTTTGGAAACGTTAGCTGCTGCCCACTCTGCAAAGCAGTTGGTACCGCAAAAGGCTTTTAGCTGCCTTAGTAGCATTTCCTCTTGTGGGCCTTTCTTTTTGCAGTGTGAGCAACGTCTATTTTTCACGATTGCGGCCCCTCGCTAGTGATGACCAAACGGCCGAATGGTGGCGAGGCCATAGGTTCGGTGCGCACCCTTCACACAAGCAGTCAGCATTAAGGAAAAACTTCTTTGCGCATTCTGTTGCTGGATAGTGCTTAACCTCACCTGGTCCAATCTTTAAAACAGGTGAATCTATTTCGTGAATCATCCCTGGGTGGTAATGCTTTACCGGCTCTTCTCTCACGATGAGTTGGTCAACTTCGGAGTAGCACAGATAGTGCAATTTAATCGGCCGTTGCTGTCGCTCTACCAGCACGCCGTTAACCCTTGCCGAATTAACAATAAACTTTTCATCGCTACCTACAGGTATCGCATAACAAACCGTTCTTGTTGGTGTAATCAAACCTTTTCCTCCATGATTGCGGAGCCTGAAAACTTCCATTGAACGCGCAAGCCAGATTTCTCAATAATTTGCTTAGTTTCAGTGATAATCCTTTTCAGTCTTTCGTTTTCATTACTGGCTGCGGCCAACTCTCTTTGTGCTGACAAGGAGCGCTCCAATTGATTAACCAACTGACGAACTTCAGTGTTTTGTTTTGCAATATCTTTTAGAGCCTCAATCTCACGCTTAATCTTTTCCTCCCTCTCCCACCAACAAGTAATAATTGGGAAAGAATGTGAATAATTAAGGTGATGAACAAGGCCAGGGGTGCGCGTTCTTACGTCTAAGGTGTAATGCCCCTTATTTAACAGTGCGCGAACCTCATTGCGATACGCATCGCCAGCATCACGATAAGCTTTAGCGTGTCTAATCTTCTCGTCTACCTGCTCATACTCTTCAAGCGGCATAGTTATTGTTTTTTCGCTCACTGTCTTGCCCCCATATTCTCTTTGCATGGCCACGGCACAAAGATACCTGCTCGCTCTCCAAATATTTTATTAATTGAATCGCTCACTACAACGCACTCACTGGAACTCATGCTTGACGTTGACTTCTTACCTGTAACAGCCTCAGTTATTGGATGAATAACCAACGCTTTAAAGGCTGAGCCGGTCCATGGAACATCAGGCTTTTTCATGGTTTCGTTAATCACGTGCCTGACATCAAAACCCATTTCATTTAGCTTTGATGCGTACCATTCAGACCAAAGGTGTAGAGAATTATTTTGTAACCGACTGCGCTGCTTCTCGTTCGTTGTTTGAATCATTAACCACTTGTCTCGCTGCCAGTTTTCGCGCAACTCTTGAATGGCGGCGTCTAGTGACTGTTGACTGTTGATAACGCGAAATTGACCTTTCACAATTCCAACTCCTTCCACATTTTCTCGAAGTGGTCCTTTTCAGAAAGTGCTAATGCGCTGAAGGCTTTCTTTTCCTCAGCTTTACGCGCTGCATTCATGCGACCTTTCATTTCAGGGCTTTGGCTTTCTTGCTTACCCTTTGGTGGGCGTAACCAGTTAGTGCAAGGCTGTGTCATGCGGCCACCTCCAATGCGTTTACCTTCCCTTTGCTTAATAGCGTTTCGCGGGTTACAAAAGACACATAACCGGCACCTATTCGGTGTGGGTCAAATACGAAAATTGCAGAACCTTTGTTGTTACCGGATTGAGGCTTGCCATTTTTAAGGAATGCCAAGCGGCCTTCGGTAACAAACCGGATTTCGCTAGCGTACTGGGCGGCCAAGCTGAACCATTTCACTGATGGGTCGCACATAACGAGCATTACAGTGCCACGGCCAGCGGCTTGAGCTTCAATTGCTTTAACCACCCATGGTAAAATTTTGCTGTAAGGGGGATTGCACCAAAGATAAGAAGCATATCCAGCCCCAAACATTGACCCGGCTATACCCCAGTCTTGGACTAGCGCATTTTGGTCGATGGTCCAATATTCAGCACACTTTGCTGTTTCATCTTCTGCGCAAACATCAAAGCCAAAACCAAATTCCATATCTAACGCGTTAAACACCTCTGGCGGTGTACTCCATAAATCATTAGACATTACGCGGCACTCCTTTCACGAATAGCCATAAAGCTTTTGAAAACACTGGTGCGGCGGTACTTCTGCATGTTTTCGCATATTTCGACAAAACCCTTTTTCTTAAGCGCTTTCAAGTGGTCCATAGCGCAATTAGGGTTTACGCCAAAATGTTCACCAATGATGGTTATCGATGGAAAGTTGTCATTTTCAGCAATGAATTTATCAATGAAATTCATGTACTCGATTTGCTTACCGGTTGGTTCGATGTTTTTCACGCGCTTTTCTCCCTAAACTTAGCTAATCCTTTTTCGAGATTTGCCAGTGAACCGGCTTGCTTCGCCTTGTGAGCCTGCAAGTCTGCGAGCCCTGCCACGTTATTCGGTAACTCTTCAAGTGGGCGCTTTTCAAATTCCAGGTAGGTAGCAACGAACTTCTTTTGCACCCATTGCAATGAGTCCAACTTCTGTTCGCACATGAACGGCCACCCACCCAAGGCAGTAACAACAGCACCGGTAATAGGATCTTTAAATTTTGGGGTCTCATATTTGCCGCATCCCCTAATGGCAGCGGTAACACGAAGCCATTGCATTTCAGCTTGGCCTTGAAGGTTTTCTAGCTTTTCCTTGTCACCTACTGTTAGGAACCTGATTATATCGGCAGGCTTAGGCGGGTACTGGCCGCGATCAGGGTCAGAAATATGTTTAGTTAGCGCACTGCAAACATCATCGATGCTGTACGGCTTGAGGGATGCCCACCAGACTTTTACGAGCCCCGCTGAAACTTCCTTGCTGTAAATCTCGAAAGTACCAAAAATGGCCTTACTGAATCGCTCTCTCTCTGAATCAATCACGATTGCTCTCCCCCTCAGCTATGAAGCTTGATAGCACTTCAATGTTATTTTGCGTTCTGCGCTCACTGAAACTAACGGCGCGATTTGCTGGCTTGTTGGGTTCAAATAATCCTTGGTAATTGTTTGCAATGCTGGTCTGAATGATTTCATCCAGGTTGTGACCTTTTGCTTGCCATGCTTCCAATCGTTTGATTTGCATCTTTGCCGATCTCACGGTCATGGGCTTTTTATTTTCAGCGCGATTTTCTACCCAGTTAACCCACATATCGAAAGACAAGCTGCGAGGTATATCCATCGATAGAATTTCAGATTTAACACTAGGCTTTTTGTTACCCTTTTCTTTTGTATTAATTTCTTTTGTTATAGTTTCTTTCTTTTGTGGGGGTCTAATTGGTTGAGTTTTTTCAACCGATTGGTTGATTTCTTGAACCGATTGGTTGATTTCTAAGAACCGATTGGTTGATTTTTTTTGTGTGGACTTCTTAACCGATTGGTTGATTTTCCATTCGCTGATAACTGGGTTTATGCCGGTCTTTTTACCATCTTTTCTAATGACATTTTTAGCATTCAATGAGCGAACAATTTTACTTACGTGTGCTTCACTCATGCCTGTGATTTCTGAAAGCTGTACATTGGCAATCCAGTCATCTTTTTTGTGAAATCGGAAAGTTTTAGATATGAGCGCAAACAAAATTTGATACTCGCAACCTGATAGGCTTGCGTGATTTTTTGCCAACGCGTTGGTAAGTTCGTGAGCCAACCTATCAAAGCCATTTTCTATATCTGCTTTCACAATGGGCCTATGGTCGTTTAATTTGATTACTTGTTCTGCATGCTGCATAATTACCTCGTTACTTCGTTAACAACCCCGCGTTTTGCTTTCCACGGCATGCGGGGTTTTTTATTGCCTGTAACAATCACATTTAACTTTGTGATTGTTGTTGGTAACCCGTTGGGGCCAAGTGGGTGAACCTTGGCTGCAAGCTCAGTCTATGTGTCGCCATCTGCCGCCAATAATCGGTGTTAACCTCCGCTTGCCAGTTAACTGCCTTACCGATACCTATTTATTTATTAACCCTCACGCAGTTGGTAAAACTGGCTCTCATAGAGACTCGGGAAAGCGCCGACTACATTTGTGCAATCCGCATAACGCTTTGATGAAGATGCCTACTCCTTTGAGAATTGATACGTTACTCAAAGTGGTTGCAGCTAGGCGAGGCACCTTCTCAAAACGTGCCGGTTACCCTCTTCCGGCGTTGCGTCATGCCAGTACCAAACTGACCTTGTTGCAACGGAGCACTTAAATTCGGTAAGTGAGCCTAGTTTGTGTGGGCTACCGCCAGTAGTGACAAACGTATCTGGCGGAATTACAAAACCCTTCTCTTCTTCAGTGGTATGAGTTACAAACGCTTCTACCCAAAAACCCCGCGACTAGGCAGGGTTTTCAGTTTTATTGACACGATTTATTGTCTGTGGATTAGAATCGCCAGCCGACTTCATGCCTATGACGATAACCGTCAGTAATTTGATGTTGACTCAAGTTAACGTTAGCGAGTTTCGTAGCCTCACCAGCCATTACAGGCTTTGTAATGTGTTCACTTGCCTTGGTGGGCACAAAGCCAACCAAGTACGCTTCACGCTCAATTTCGAACGCTTCAGTGGGGGCAATTGCAATTTCAAGCTTTGAATCAACAAGGCTTTCAGTTTGCGCAACTATTACAATGTCGTGTTTAGGCAATTCAGCGTGAGCAGTCGAAGCAATAGCAGTAGCTAAGCCAATAGCGGCACCAATAACTAAAATTGTCTTTCTCATTTCAGTTCCCTTTTATTGTTATTAACGAGAGCAGTATGCTTTCACCGACTTAACCCCAATTAAGGGGCTTATTGTCTTGTCTCTCCAAGTGTCACCCGACTTTCGCCGTTATTCAGGTCACTAACCCATGTCAGAGTAAAACATCGCTCTTGTGGCTTATGCTTCGCTTATCTGAATGTCCTCGCAACATGGAAGAAATTGCTCAGGCGGTACACTCAGGGCGATTTAGCGCAACATCAAACGCTTACTGCTAAGGAATTACTTGTTTAATTGCTCTTTCAGTAGATAGCCTTCAAGCGCCCAAATTTTATTTCTAGCGTTATCACGCGCTATCTTTCGCCCTATTTCTGCATCAAAGTTTTCAGGGCTGGCACAAGCTGACTCGCCAAGGACCGTGAAGCCATTTTCGAGCGTTAAAAGGCAAGTGGTAAAAGTCGTACCATCAAAAACATGGTACTGCTCTGACTTAATCTTACTTTCTATAATTTCAGGTGTGATGCGCGGTGCAGTTAATCCCTTTTCCTGAATTTCGTTTTCAATATCGTTGTCGCTCATTCTCATTCCTTTCAGTTGATTTTTTATTAGCGCTCTATGGGCAAAACGCTAACAAAAAAGGCTACAAACCACATAGCCAACAGGGAAACTACCAAGCACGCTTATCAGGGCGAACGTAAGGTTCGCGCTTGAAAGAAACGTCTAATACGAACGTTATGAATTTCAAAATTACAGCGCACACAAGGATTGAAATTGCCGCTATAACTATCACGCCACCAAAAAACGCTGAAACTGGCCACACTAACGCGGCGATAAACCCAAAAATTTGCAGGTCTAGGTAGTTGTGTTCTTCGCGCTTTGTTGAGTACATAAAACAAAAAATAAAAAACTCAAATACGAAAACAACAGATAAGTAATTATCAAGTAGCCATTCCATTACGCGGCCCTTCTAGTGGGTGTGTGAGTGGGTTTTGGTTGAGTACGCACAGGGCGTATAGGAACTACTTTGCTCATGCTGCTTTCTCCTTTACTTATTAGGGACTTTTGAGTCCCTCAAAATCTTCTTCATAGCCATTGATGACGGGCATATATCGGTTAATACAGATCCAAGACCTTCAAGCATTGCTCGTTGCGCTGCTTCCTCAAGACTTACGCCAAGCTCATCTGCATGCTTTTGTAGTAGTTCTAATTCGTCGTTACTGAGCTCTATTTTTTCTTCGGTCATTATTGAGGGCCTTAAAAAGTCTTAGATGAACCCTCTTTGGGTTCTTCGTTAATGTTCTAAGCTGCTGTACGCTCTTTGCTTCCAAACGAAACAGACTCTTTTAGGCCACGCATGAAAATGTCACGAACAATTACCGCTTTTTGTCCGCCAGTGTTTTTCACTAGCGCCTCAAGCAATTCATTAACGTCATCATCTAAACGAACTTTCACTTCGTTCTTTTTGATTTTTCTTGGGTCTGCGTACATAGCCTTTATCTCCGTATTAACTGGCTTTTTTAAGTTCTGGTTCTTCCGCTTTAAGCTTGCCGTTTGTTATCCGCTCAAGCTGATAAGCTCTAAGTAAAGGAATGTTTTCTTTCCATTGTGATATTGCTGAAGGAGCAATATTCATCGCGTTAGCAAGCTTTGTTGCACTCCCAAAGTAAGAAATAGCTTCATGCTTTTTCACAGCTGCAACCTCGTTATTAGTAAGATATCTTAAAAATAAACCTTAATATATCTTACGTCAAGTTGTTTTAAGATAACTTAAAAGCAAATTTGGTGATTTATGGATACTTTTGGCTACTGTTTAGAAAAAGCCAGGAAAAAAGCGGGGTACAAATCCGCTGGCGAGTTTGGAAAGAAACTTGGCGTTTCCCATGTAACCGTTAGGGCTTGGGAAAAAGATGAATACAAACCGAGTAGTGACAATATTTTTGAAATAGTCAATGTGCTAGGCGAGCATAGCTACGGCCTACCCAATGTTCACTCCTCTAAAAAAATAGACGAGTCTAATGCAGAGTATGTAGGCCATGTTGATGTTTGGGATAGCAATACAGAATTAGACGAGGATGAAGTAGAAGTGCCGTTTTTCATGGATGTAGAACTAGCTGCTGGCGTAGGTGGTGAATTAGCAATAGAGATTCAGGGGCCTAAATTAAGATTTTCAAAGTCAACATTAAGGCGTTGTGGAGTTCAGGCCGAAGCCGCGGCCTGCGTAAAGGTCTCAGGCAATAGTATGGAACCAAGGCTTTTTGATGGCGATGTTGTTGGAGTAAATACTTTAGATAAACATATTGTTGATGGAAAAGTTTACGCGATAAATCATGCTGGGCTTTTGCGTGTGAAGCGGATTTACAGGATGCCTGGCGGCGGATTGAGGATAAACAGCATTAATCACGCAGAACACCCTGATGAGTTATATTCTCAGCAGGAAGTTGCTGACATAATGATCATAGGAAAAGTATTTTGGCATTCTAGCATCTGGGACTAATCAAGAAGGAAATCATTAATGAAGCTAGCCATCCCCCTACTAATCTTTCTTAATATTTTGAATACCGCCCATGCTGGCATTTTTGGCCCTGATAACTATGAGGAATGTGTCCTCGATAAAATGAAGGGGCAAGCAAAAAACCTAATATATGTTGCTAGAAAGGCGTGTGAGAAAAAATTCCCCTACGAAAAAGACTTAGGAAGTTACTCAAGCGAGTACGAGTTTTCTTGGATGCCTTATAATGATAATTCAGTTTATTTCTCAATAAGCAAAAACTATGGTGAATACAAAATCACTAGAGTAAATGTTACGTTTAGCTCAAGCCTATGCAGCGACAATACTTCATTACCAAGTGAGCACACCAAAACAGTAGAGCTAAGTGATAAAGAAGACGCCTCTATTACTTCCGTACCTGCAATATCCTATAAATGTGCCAGAGTTAATAACTTATGGGGGATCATAAAATCATAGCTATAAATTTTATCTAGGAACTGAAACCGCTTTATGGCGGTTTTTTTGTATCCTAAAAAAAGATAATTTAAGTTTTCTTACATTTAATATTGACAATTTATTTAAGTTATCTTAAATTTAGCCTATCAACTTAAATTGATAAGGCTTAAACCATGACCTACTGCCACGTATCAAATCAACTCGCTTGGCACGCTAATAAGCCAGAGCCTAAAACCTTTGGCGATCTTGGCGAATGGGAGCAAGAGTACATTGTTACCGAGCTTTCTGAGTCAGTGCTTAGCGATAAGGCTTCACTTAAATGGGTTGATTACCCTCATGTGATTGACGCTGACTTTGCGATGCAGAGCCTTCTTGAAGAAGCAGACTTCATCGAAGAGTTAGCAAAATCAGTGCTTCAAACATCAAGCGCTAAAACGCTACTCCTAAATCAACTTAAAGCTGAAACCAAAGGGCTAATCAAGTGCGCATTAGATAAGTGCAACATGCCGCCAAATGGTTATGACTTTGAAGAAATTTTGGGGAGCTACGCAGCATGAATGCAAATGGCGTTCACCTCACCCCAAGAGAGCAGCAGGTTTATGACCTGATGATAACCGGCACTAGTCAACGCACTGCGGCCAAGATTATCGGCATTTCAGTTAGAAGCGTGAAGTTTTACACCGCATCTATTTTCAAAAAGCTTGGCGTTTACTCAACGCGTCAAGTTGTGGCCACTCATTACATGGGCTTAGACCAAGTTAATGAGAGTGGCGTGCCAGGTGTTGAATCGCTATCGAAAGCAGAGCGCCGCGTTTACGACCAAGTGGTTACTGGTGTTAGCCGAAAAGAAATTGCATCAAGAGTTTTTCGGGCTGATACCACGGTCACTTTTCATTTGAAAAATATCAGTAAAAAGCTTGGCGTTAACTCAATGCTTGAATTGATATTTCTTCATTATGTTGGTGATAGCGAGTCTTTAATAGAAAGAGAGGCAGCATGATTTATTTAATTATTTTGCTAGGGCCATGCTTTCTTTTGCTGGCAACTATATCGCTAATTGAAGCCATTAAAGGCGTTAATTTTAATAAATAAAACCAAAGGATAAAGACGATGAAACTATTAGATTTTTTGCAGCAAAGAAATATTTCACATGAGGTTGCTGGTAATAAAGTCCTCGTAGGTGGCTCCCTTTACCTTCGTGGCACTCAAATCACTGAGCTACCAGAGGGTTTGAATGTAGGTGGCTCTCTTGACCTTGAGGAAACTCAAATCACTGAGCTACCAGAGGGTTTGAATGTAGGTGGCTCCCTTTACCTTCGTGGCACTCAAATCACTGAGCTACCAGAGGGCTTGAATGTAGGTGACTCCCTTTACCTTTGTGGCACTCAAATCACTGAGCTACCAGAGGGCTTGAATGTAGGTGACTCCCTTTACCTTGAGGAAACTCAAATCACCGAGCTACCAGAGTCATTTTCATGCGAATCGCTTTATTTGAACCCAGAGAATTTTAAAGAAATAGAAAGCAAAAGTAACTGCGGTGCTCACTCTAGAACCATTTTTGTGTTGATAAATAAAGGCGAATTCTATGTGGCAGCAGGATGCTTTTTTGACACGTTCACGAACTTTTGTGAAGCGGTCAATGGTAAATATTCGGACCATTCTGCTAAAAAGTACATTGCTGACGCTCAAGAGTGTATTGAAAAGCTTACAGCTAATTTAGCAAGCGTAGCATAAACCACGCCCCTAACTAAAGGGGCGCTAACCAACGGCTACCGCGTTTTGGACGGACAAGGTAGCCATAAGCACCGGAGATAATAAACGATGAAAATCCGAACCACAAACACTAAAGGCTTATTTTGCCTTGAATGGAAAGACGATGGCATAAGTGGCGGTGAGTATTTTACTCGCCTTGAGACCATCACCAACTCACTCGACACCGATGTAACGCTATGGCGTGAAGGTGTGCCAGGCACCGTTTTAAATATTGACCCTGAAGCGGTTGATAGCTTCTTTGAAATGGCTAGCAACGTTGACGTTCCTATTGATGTAATTAACGCCTTCCCTGCAACTGAAACTATTTCATCGTCTGCCAAGGATGGCTTTTTTGGGGAGGATGCCGCGTGAAAATTGAACACACTCGCGTTTCACAGGATGGGCACCAGAGAGTGACTAGCCCTAAAAAAACGACTTATTGGACGGTTGAGCATGATGGTAAGCAATATCAAATCCAGCAAGAAACCGATTCATCTGGTCGCCCTCACGACTATGAATATCACGTAAACCGATTGCGTATCGTGAAGGTTGCGCATGACCTTTCAACAGTTTCAGCAAGTTTAACGAGCTTTGTAGATATTACGCTCGCGGTAATGCTGGCGAAGTTTGTAAAGGAGAATGCCGCGTGATTTTCAAATATAAAAGCATTAAACCAGCTCGCCGTGAGCGCCTATTTTGGGATTTTTTAGGCTTAAACACACGCATTTCAGCAAAAGCCAACCGCTATAAAGTTGAGCTTATCGCATTCGATTCATTATTAGGGAGAGTAAATCATGGGTAATCAAATTCAAAGTTGGGAAGAGCAAAACAGTTATTTGGTAGCGCGAGGCATTGACGAATCAACATGGAACGCGCTTTGTTCGACCATTTACCCAGGTGCAAAACCTGACTCGATTGTAATGGCTGTTGATTATTGTCATGCGCGCCAATTGGACATAATGCTAAAACCTGTTCATTTGGTGCCAATGAGCATCAAGAACGCTCAAACAGGAAATTATGAATACCGTGATGTTCCAATGCCTGGCGTAGGGCTTTACCGCATCCAAGCGGAGCGAACTGGCAACTATGTGGGAGCTGATGCACCTGAGTTCGGCCCAATGATTGAGCGTGATTTTAAAGGAAAAAACAACCAAGTAGTAGCGTGCCGCTTTCCAGAATGGTGCAAATATACAGTTTATAAGCTCGCTAAAAACGGGGAGCGAGTAGCTTACTCAGCACTTGAATACTGGGAGGAAAACTACGCAACGGCTGGTAAATATTCAGAAGCACCTAATTCGATGTGGCTAAAACGCCCACGCGGACAGTTGGCCAAATGCGCAGAGGCGCAAGCTTTGCGCCGTGGCTGGCCTGAAATAGGACAAGAAGCAACAGCCGAAGAAATGGAGGGTAAGCACCGTTTTGAGCGCGAGATCAACCCAACCCATTCAATTTCACCCGCCGAACCTAAGACTTTACCCGTTTACACGCAGGGCCAGTTCAACGAGAACGCTAATTCTTGGGCTAATGCAATTAGTGCAGGCAAAGCAACGCCTGAAAAAATTATCGCCATGGTGTCGAGCAAGTATGACTTGCCTAAACAAATCCGTGAGCAAATTGAAACCATCGTAGACGTAGCAGAGGAAGCGTAATTATGAATTTCTTAACTGACTTAGTTCAAGGCTCAAAAGAGTGGCTAGAAGTTCGCAAGAACTACTTCACGGCTAGTGAAGCAGCAGCAATGCTTGGTTTAAGCAAATACACCTCTCGTAGCGATTTGCTTAAACAGAAAGCTACAGGCGTAACGCCAGAAGTTACGCCCTCTCAGCAACGCCTTTTCAATAAGGGGCACGCTACCGAAGAAGTGGCACGCCCTATTGCTGAAGCCTATATAGGTGAAGAGCTTTACCCAGCAACTATCACAAACGAAATTGAAGGTTTAAAGCTTCTAGCTTCAATGGATGGCTTAACCATGATGGGTGATCGTGGCTGGGAATGCAAAATGTGGAATGCTGAGTTTGCCGAAATGGTTAAAAACGGAATCGTACCAGATACGCATTGGCCGCAACTTGAACAGCAGACGCTTGTAAGTGGTGCAGAAAAGATTCTATTCACGGTTACTGATGGCACCGAAGAAAAGCGCGAACAGGTATGGTACGAGTCAGTGCCAGAACGCCGCGCACAAGTCATTAACGGCTGGAAACAGTTTAAAGCCGACCTTAAAGCGTACGTTCTCACCGAATCTACAGAAAAGGTAGAAGCAGAGCCAGTACGTGAACTGCCAGCCATTAACTACAAAATGAATGGCTTAGCACTAGAGTCAAACCTAGAAGCGTACAAGCAAGCTGCCACTGACCTTGTAGCGCTATCTGAAAAGCCACTTGAATCAGACCAAGACTTTGCCGATGCCGAAGCGCGTCAAAAGGTTTTCACAAAAGCAGAGAAAGACATTAAGGACGCATGTGATCGCGTTATGGGTGAGATTGATTCAATCGATACCTTTGTAAAAGACATGCGCTTTATCTCTGAACAGATTCGCCAAGCGCGACTAGCTGAAGGTAAGCAAATTAAGGCGCGTAAAGAAGAGTTGCGCGAAGAGATTTTAAACAAGGCTAATCAAGAAGCTTCAAAGGCGCTTAACGAGGCGATGGCAAAAGTTAATGCCAAGCTACCTAACATCGACTTTAACCCAGCCGGTGCCATGAAAGGCAAGCGCACTATTGAGTCATTGCAAGACGCAGCTGATACCGAAGTAGCGAAAGCAAAAATCCAAATCGCTGAGTTTGTCGAAGTAGCGCAAGCCAACATGCTTGTTATTGCTGATAACCGCGAGTTCGATTTCCTATTTAACGACTGGGCCCAAATTGCTTTTAAAGCAACTGAGGACTTCAAAACATTGGTAACAGCTCGCATTGCGACTTACCAGGCTGACCAAAAAGCTAAAGAAGATGCAGAACGTGAACGCATTCGCCAAGAAGAACAAGCGAAGCTGCAACGTGAAGCTGAAGCGAAAGCGCGAGCAGAAGAACAAGCCAAGCGTGACGCAGAAGAAAAAGCCCGTTTTGATGCGGAAGAACAAGCAAGGCTGATGCAGGGCGATAGCAAGCGAACAAGCGAAGGCATGCAAGGGCAAAGCAAGCATGGTTCGGCAGGACAAATGCAAGATGGAGCAAAAATAAATGAGCCAAAAGAAGAAGTTCAGCCAGAACAGAAAGCGGAGCCAGCGCCTAGCGTGGTTCGACAAGAGCAAAACCCAGTGCGCCACTATGGGCTAATGGAGCTTAACGCAATGGATCAGCTAGCAAAGCTAGTTGAGGAAGCAAACAAGCCTTACGCAAATGACCTACGCCAGTTCGTTGAGTTGGTTAAGGCTAACAACTTGAAGAAGGTGGCTTAGGCCACCTCTGTAACTTTCTTACTAAAAGGTAATAAATATTATGAGCGAATCAAAACAAACAAACGTTGACGATTTTGTAAGCGAGCTAGAAGCAGGCATTTTCAAAGAGCGTTTAGCCATGATGCTAACAGAGGCAGCGCTTGGCGCAGTAATGCACAACCGCAAAGGTAAGGTTAACGTTAGTTTTGACATTACCCGCGTCAATGAGTCAGGCCAAGTAATGATCAGCGCCAACTTGAAAAACACCAAGCCTACAAAGCGTGGCGCCATCACTGAAGAAGTGAAAAGCGATACGCCTATGTGGGTAGGTAAAGGCGGTGTTATCACCATCGAGCAACCAAAAGAAGAAATGAGCGGTCAATTCACTTTAATTCACAGCAAATAAGGCAAAAAAATGAGCATGGATAAATCAGCAATAGAAAAAATTCAGGAAAGCAATGCGCTTTCTATCGCACGCGAACAGCTAGACAAGCAAAAATTACCTGGCGTATTAGTGGCACCGGACAACACAAAGTTGGCAGACCTTGAACAGTTTATGCCGAATGCACGCCACTTCAAACTTAGATTTGACACAAAAGTTATCGGTGAGTTTGTTCGCTACGTTAGCCAGCATGCAACAAAAGACAGTGGCATTTTTGTTGATGATGAAAATCTATCTGCAGGGTGCTGCGTTGATCTAGGCACAACTGATAAGCCTTTGCATAAATACCATGGCGCAAATCTAAGGCTTAAAAAAACGGCTGCTTACTCTGCAATTCTTGGCAAGGTTGGATGCAAGCTAGGACAGAAAGAAGCGGCTGAATTTATCGAAGATTGGAAACATGAAATTGCAACCATTCTTACCAGCGAAGAAGGGGAAATGACAGTTGGCCAAGCTGCATCTTCAATGCGAAACCTATCGATTGAACAAGCACGCGAAACCAATTCAACAGTTAGTGACTTTGGTTACAGCGCCAGTGCGCAAGAGCGACTAGAAGCTAAAAACAAAGACCGCCTGCCTGCATTCATCAAATTTTCCATAGCGCCGTATCATGGGCTTGGTGAGCGTGAAATTATCTTGCGAGTAGGTGTAATACCAAGTGGTGATGCACCAACCATCACGTTTCGAATTGTGGGTGATGAAGCGCTTAAAGAAGAGTTAGCATTCGAGTTCAAAGATATTCTTGAAGATAAGCTAATTAAGTGTGAAGCCCCAATTTACATCGGCACTATCTAACCTGAAATGTAGGCAAGCCCCTTCGGGGGCTAAGGTTATCAAAATGGAAAACCCAACCCCTGAAGATTGGCCAGATGAAAAGCGTATTGAACTTATCGGGCACAATGGCCCAACTGGTGAACACTACTTTTGGGAATTGTATAACAAGCTAGTTGAAGCGGGAGTGTATGACGCATGACCACAATTTTAATAAATGATAAGCCGGTGCGCTTTCATGCCACGTTAGTCACAAGAGTTCAGGCAATGGTAGAGCGAGGAATGACCGCCGAAGCTATAGCAACAAAGATAGCAAGGAACGTAACCGTTACCGCTGAGCTAGTTTCTACTATTAAAGGTAATGCACAATTGGAGCAAGTAGCATGAGTGATTTAGAAAAGTTATTTGAACATGCGCCGGAAGGGGCTACTGAGATAGCAGTATTTCCTGACGGTGAGCTAAGATACGCTACAGAGGGTAAAACTTGGTATGCTCCACGCTGGATAGCTCGACCTCATAAATGGCAAACCATAGCCACCCGCCCACAACCGGAACCACGCAAGACTGTGGAAGATGTTGTTGAGTGGGCAGAGAGGCGGTGGCGGGCAGGCGAAACTGCGATATGCGAACTTGATGGGGAATTGTATTTCGCTGATAACAATTTACGAATGCGAAATGTTATCTGCACCCGCGAACAATTCGAAGCCTGTGTTGCTAATAATAAACCTGATTGGAGAAACAACATGAAAAATCCGCCTATGGGGAAGTACGTAATGGGCTTTTTTAAGTCCTCTGTGAAATCCATTCCTTACCATATTTGTGACTGCTACTTTGATGGAGAGTACTGGAAAACTATGGGTAATGACAGAGTAGAGGATTTTTATGGTTGTCCTCCGTATGCTTGGTCTGAGCTGGCACAACCTCCAATCGAAAACGTAACTAAAGCCGAAGCTGAAAAACTGCTTGGCGTTAAAATCACAGATTAACAATTTCAATCCTACTGTTACTCGCTCAATTGCTATTTGTCTTTTGACCCACACGCATCAAGAGGTTGCGCAAGCACAACGAAATAGCGAGAGTCACGGCAAGAGTAGACTACTACGAAAGTGACAAATTAGGTGACGAGTGATGCGTGTCCTCGGTGTACTAACGTAAGCTTAGTTTTAGTTATTGGTTCGACTCCTTTACAGTAGACCAATTTCAATCCACGTTTTGCAGACGCTTTTAGTTGTAAACCTGTGCTGAATCATGAATAAGTCAGGTCAGCTACTAATACGTAGGTGCAACATGCCAATAGCGCTAACGGCGAATATGCGAGGTTCGACTCCTCGGGCGTGGTCCATTTTTAATGAGAATCAGTTATGAATTCTTTATAAACTACCTATTAAAAAGGAATAATTATGACCAGTCCTGTTACCGGTATTGAAGGTCTTCGTGTACTTACTGAAACTACATTTGATGGTTTCCCTGATTCCACTATTCAAAAGTGGATTGAAGAAGCTGTAAAGCAGTATGACGACCTTAAGCAAGATAAGCAGGAGTTGATTGAGCGTGTTAAAGAGTTGGAGCATGGCAACAGAGCTTGTGCCGTAGCAATAAGAGATATGGTATCAAGAGGTGATATAAAACCACTGATGGTAGGTAATGAAGCGCTCGATGAAATAGTAAACAAATTCGCCATAGATAAGAAGATTGAAGCTCTGGAAGAGTGCGTCGGAGTTTGCGGCTTCCTGTCTTGCGAAGACTCACTTAAGGCTCGAATAAAACAACTACGCCATGAGGGTGAGTGATGGGTTACTGCGCCGTAAAATACAAAGAACTTCCTGAGGTGTGTAAGTCTTGCGAGTTTCGTGATTCTGATTCAGATAATTATGAATATGGTGGCACTTATTGGTATTACTGCACCAAAGGTCTTTATCTACCGACGAAGAAAAACTCATGCAAGGTTAAAAATAGGTTGCTACGCAAAGGGGGTGAGTCGTGAAACGCAAAGCTAACACACCAATAAAGCGCAAGCTAATGATTGCACGCACCGCGCTTAAAAACCTTTGTATAGCCATGGTGCTTGGCGAATCAAAGCATTGCACGGTGATGAATTATAAATCTTGCAACGAAATTACGGTATCTCGACAAGTAGCAGATCTTATAGCCGGTCTACCATGGAAATGGCAAATCGAATGTTCAGTAGTTTGCCGTGATCAGCAGGGTAAAGAATACGTAGTAAGCGAAACCGTTCACTGTGAATCAGCTTACCGCCAGTCGGACCCACGGCTAAATGATTTTTTAAATGTTCACTACAAAGCGTTTTTAGAAAAACAAAACCCGCTACACGTTATTACTCTTGCATGGGTAGCAGTGCCAGTAATTGGAAATGAAGTGGAGTTGGAAATAGAAACGCTAGATAAGATTTATACCAAGCTAGGTGCGTATGAATTTTTATCTACCTGGGAAAATAATAAGTTGGAGGCGGCAGCGTGAGTGAGTCTGTTTTAGTTCATCACCAAAGCTTCAAATGCCGCCATAACAGATACATAGTTGACCCAAGATTAAGTGCTGTTGAGTGCGGTATATGTGGCGAAAAGCTCAATCCGATGTGGGTTTTAGAGCAGCTTTGCGGTAGAGAAAATAGAGCGGCAGATAGGCTTGAATTCCTTAAAAAAGAAGCGGAAAAAGCCATAAACAAAAATCGCTGCAAGTGCGAAAAGTGTGGCGAGATGACACGAATTCAAAGGAGTTAATCAATGACTAACCAAGAGATTCTATCGAATGGGCCTGAAGGTTGGACGCATTATTGTATAAGTGGGTTTTATTGGAGGCTTTTAGGCTTTGGTAAAATTTGGCATTGGAATGAAAATAAATCAGAGTGGAAGCCTGCAGGAAGTCTCAGTATAACCCGCTCGCGCTCTGACATTGAGCGAATCGTTTATCTTGAGAGTGTTTTGAAGGGGGATTGAGTGATGAACATAGTGCCTTTAAAAGCATATTGCGCAATTAGCCATGAAACCAAAGCTGCTGTGGAAGCGAGAATCGAACGCGGAATTTGGATTGAAGGTGTACACTATTACAAAATAAACAAAGTTCGCGAACGATGGATCGACATTAAGGCGGTGGAAGAATGGGCGAGAAACGGAGGAAGCTGCCGCGCGGCGTAAGCATAAAGCAAAACCGTGCCAGCGAATCATTGCAGGTAGCGTTCACCTATAAAGGTGTTCGCTGCCGTGAGGTGTTGCGGATTGAACCCACAACAAGAAACATAAAATATGCCGACAACCTACTAGGCGAAATCCAAAACGCCATTGAGAGAAAAACATTTCAATACGCGGATTACTTCCCAAATTCTGCCAAGCTAAGAATATTCGGGCGGCAAGTTGATCGCACTAAAACCGTTATTGATTATTTAGACGAGTATCAAAACGCCGCAAAATTACGCGGCCTATCTCCTTCTACACTTGAAGGGTATCGTAAGCTTAAAAAATCATTATCTGAATTGCATGATGTACCCGTTACCGAACTAACCCCCGCACTATTAAAGGATTTTGTTAGGCGATCAGGTAATTCACCCAAGACGTTGCGCAACAAATTTAGCTATCTACGAAGCGCATTAGCTGAAGCGCTCACTGATGGGTTAGTAGAGATAAACCCAATTGATACTATTAAGCTATCCAACTACGTGGCCAAAGATAACAAGGTTAGCTTGGATGGCGATCACAATGATATTGATCCATTTACGCCAAGTGAAGTTGAGTCAATTCTTAACCACGCTCGCCAAGATGAAATTAATATAGTGAAGTTTGTGTTTAATACTGGGATGCGGCCTAGTGAGTGGTCAGCGTTAAGGTGGAATGATATTGATTTTATCAATAACCTGGTAGTCGTTAAGGTAGCGATTGTTCACCATCAAATGAAAGGCACAAAAACCAATGCAGGCAAACGGGCCATTCCATTAAATGATGAAGCGCTTGAGGCGTTAAATGCGCAAAAGGCATTATCATTTGTTGGTGGTGAATTTGTGTTCCCTCAAAAAGTAGGGATGCCGGTTCAACTCCCTAACGGGGAAATGAATCGGATCAACCCCGACTCATTCAGGAAGCATAAATGGTCGCGGATCTTAAAATCTGCGGGGGTTCGTTATCGTTATCCTTATCAGATGCGACACACGTTTGCGACCAGACACATAAGCCAAGGTGTTAACTTGTGGCAATTGGCAAATTGGATGGGGCACGCTTCGCCAGAAATGCTATTTAGGCATTACGGTAAATTTATCGAAGATTACGAAAAAACAAAGCAAAATGACACGCAAATGACACGCGACATAGGATCGAAAATAAAATAACCAACAATATCAACGTATTATAAAAATAAAGACGCGGGTTCAAATCCCGCCAGCTCCACCAATTCCAGATGCGGTCTAGAACCTTCTAGACCGCTCTATCCCTCTAATAACGCTGCTTCCAGCGAATCATCACTTTCTACTAATTCGGTCTCTCAGGGTCTAAATAGGGCTCAAAAGTGTCGTGAATCTGTACTCGACTGTCGCGAGACTGTCACCTGCCCTAATGAATTGACAAGTGGTATTGGTACACGTGAATGTCACCTTTTTCGCAAAAAAATATTCGATTTCATATCCCCTCTTGCTTATGACGCTGCGCATAAGTACCTCAAGCTTTCTAAACAACATGACTATGTACAAGCCAACCGCTTCCTTTCCAGCCTAAATAAACACCTTCACTTAGCAGATCTAAACCTAACTTCTGACATCAAAGAACTCAAAGCCTTTGCTAAATCGAAAGCTATGGAATGCTTGCGCGATACCGCCGATTTAAGTGAAGCCCACGCACTCTGTCTATGCAAAGCCAAACTACTTAAATACAACATCAGTCTTCCTGACGACATTTCAGCCACTGAGGGCATTATTCAAGCGCGTTCAGAGAAATTTTGGTTCAACAAGCTGAAACGAATTGCCAGCCAAAAAGTAGAAGAAATACGTCGACAGTTAGATTTAGTGAATCAGAAAAAAAGTGCTTATTGCAGTAGTGACCGATTGCGCCAATTTAAGTGGGAAAAAGAGCAAGCCCTTGAGTTTATGAAATCTAAATGGTTCTGCAGTGCTGATGGTGAGTTTATTTCTATGCTGGATGCTTATCAGGCAAACGTATCTAATCCTGAAGTAAGAAGAGCCGAATTGATGGTTCGAATAAAGGGAACGGAAGAGTATTCTAAACTGCTAAACCATGTGGGGTGCTTTTATACCATCACCACACCATCCAAGTTCCATTCACACTACCAATCGGGTAAGCCGAACCCTAAATATTTAAATTATTCTGTTAAAGATGCTAATGAGTATCTTAATGCCCAATGGCGCAAAGCTAGAGCACAGTTCCATCGCGAAGGAATAGAAGTGTTCGGCTTGCGTGTTGTTGAGCCACACCATGACGGCACACCACATTGGCATTTATTGCTATTCACACCGCCAGAACAGTTGGCACGTGTAACAAGCATTTTAAGGCATTATGCAATGGAAGATGATGCCGACGAATCCGGCGCGGACAAAAATAGATTCAAAGCAGAGCCAATAGATCCTGAAAAGGGTTCAGCGCAAGACTATATCGCTAAATACATTTGTAAAAATATTGATGGTGAATTTCTAGATACCGACAACTACGGCAACGATGCGAAACAGTCTGCATCAAAAATCACTGCTTGGGCATCACTATACAATATAAGGCAGTTTCAATTTTTAGGGCTGCCTTCGGTTACGTTATGGCGACAGTTAAGAAAGTTAGAATTAGAAAGTAGTGACACACCATTAGGAAAGCTTCAAAAAGCGGCAGATGAATCTGATTGGCTTTCTTATTTAATAATGATGGGTGGCGCAAACGTGAAGCGTATAGAACGCCCTTTCTCCCTCGAGTATGAAAATCAAATTAAAACGCAGTATCAACATTGTGAATTAAGCACCCTTTCAAAACACGCTTACAACCAAAAGCCAAAACACATCCGTTTCACTGAAGGCACATACGCTATACCAGATAAAAACTGGCAGCTCTTTTCGTCACCCGCTGAACGAGTTGACAGCCCGCCCTCCCAACGGGAAGGACGGGCTGTCGACGAAGGCTCAGGGGGTAGCCGAAGGCGACTGGGGATTTCCCGTGAGGGGAAAGCCCCAAAAGCCGAAGGCATCTTGGACTTGTGTAAATAACTGTACTGAACAAAACAAACTAGAGACAAATATGAAAATTGGTAGAAATGATAAATGCCCATGTGGGAGCAACAAGAAATACAAGCATTGCTGCGCTAATAAAAATGTTACTCGGGAAAGCAGTACTCCGCTATCTATGTCAGAGCAGCAATTTCTCGGTTATTCACGAGAACGCTTGCCCGAAGAGTCACCATTTGATTTATCTACAGATGGCCTCTGCTGTTTAGTAATGACATTAGATAGCCGAAAAGCAAATACACTGAATGAAATGCATAACACTGACGCCTTTATTAGCGGCATGGTTATCGTTACTTCTGGTGAATGCTCTAATGTGCAAATGGCTGGACCGTTCGGTTCATTAGATGAGGCTTTTGAATATTCACGTATCGAGCATGGCGCTATCAGATTCCACAGCAAACCCGAATTCATATAAACCGCAACGCATTATTCATAATGATCTTTAAAAATACGGTCTTGTTTTTAACGAAGGAATGTTCCCTCCTTCGTTATATGGTCAAAAGAAAACACATGTTCTGACGGTGCCACCCTGCACTTTCCAACGAACCTATTATGAAACTCTCTGCTCTTTTCAATTAGTAGGTCTTCCCCACAAACTGAGCATTTCGCTTCAATCGTAACTGCTTTCATGCATATAGGTGCGTTAGTTTGTCCTGTCGCGTTAATCGTTAGTAGCTTATTTTTTGCTAATTTTTTAGACCAAAATGCAGGATATGTCGTTATCCCTTTATTAAGTAACTCGTGCAGCGTCTTGAAAATGATACCTGCAACTATGCCAAAAATAACCACACATGTATTAGTCGTCTTGCTGCCCCACTCTACCAATCCAATAAGCGTGTAGAGTGTTAGTACAATCGACGTCAGTAAACCTATTGCAACTAATATAAGCTTTCTTGGAGTTAGAATCAGATTGGAAAAAGGTTTAGCCCATGGCAATGCATCATCAATATGTGTGACGACGTACCGCACCTTTAGGGCATTTGAATTTCCTGTACCAGTCGATTTCACAGAACCAGTGCGAATTCTCCACTTCGTAGGAATGCCACCTTTCGAATTCACGCGCTCTAGTCTAAGTGGGCTTAAATTTTTTTCTGTAAGTAATGCGTTCAATGAAGATGTTTGAGCAAAAAGCTTTGAGAGTTTTTCTTCATGCCCTTTCATCCAGCGTCTTGCTTTCTCTGAATCGTCTTGCCCATTCATAGACTTATATATTTCTGCAGCAGTAAAGTAAAAATGGGATTCATCAGCCGCATTTTGTCGAATCAATCGATGAGTTTGTTCTATTAGAAAAGCCCCAATTTCTTCACCAACTATGTTCGGTAGGTGAACACTAAAAAACTGCAACGCTACGTCTAACGACTTCTCTAGATCTTCAACATCCTGTTTTTCAACAACTTCCATATTTTCACTACCCGTATGTAACCCGTATGCCCCCTGTTTTAGCAGACCAATCAAGACCAATCTAGTACTTCGTTTATACGGGAGTACAAATTTATGAGCGGATTAGTAACAACAGACAAACTTTCTGAAATGACAGGATATTCAAAAGAAGCAATTCGAATGAAGGTGAAAAAAGGTGTTTGGATAAAACAGCGGCATTATCTAAAAGCGCCTGATGGCAGATTGATTTTTATCGTTGAAATGATTTACCAATGGATGAAAGGAGAATAACAAAATGAGTGTTAAAGCTGTAAACGGCGGATATGTAATAGACTTCACTCTTAACCATGAAAGATTCAGAGAAACGATACCCGCCCCACATAATAAAACCGCTGCAAAAAGAATTGAGGAACAAGAAGCTATTTACAAGATGGCGATTTCACTAAACGACAAAGCAATTGCGAGTCGCTTTCCCAACAGCAAGATAATGCAAAAAGCTTTTGATAATGGCTGTACTTACACTATTCACGATTATTCAAACATTTGGTTTAAACAAAAGCAGCGAAACTGGTCACATACAACTATTCGGGGCTATACACAAAAATACAATTCATACATTAAGCCTAATTGGGGACACCTGATTTTAAATGAGTTTAAAGCTAGTATGTTTGATGAATGGGCATCTGAATGCTTACTCTCTGGTAAATCAATTAATGAAACTCGCAATGTGCTTAGTCAGATCTTCAAGCGTGCATACTTTGATGGTGTAATCGACTCAAATCCAGTCGAACGCATTGAAAGGTACAAACAAAAAATTAATGAACCAAAGCCCTTCAATAAGTCTGAGATCAAAAAAATACTTAATGCGTTACAGTCCCCCTATAAAGAGTTTTTTCAATTTGCATTTTATACAGGCTTGCGGACTGGTGAATTACTTGGACTTCGTTGGGAAGACGTTGATATAGAAAAACGTTTGGCACACATACGGGTTAATATTACTTCTGGAAAAGAGAAAGTACCTAAAACTGCTGGAAGCATTCGAACTATAGAATTGCACTGCTTGGCATTACAGGCTCTTACATCAATAGAATCATCAAAGTTCTTTAATTCGAAAAGAGTATTTATTGACCCAAAGACTATGAAAGAGTACAAATATGCTGACGGGTTACGTAAATACACTTGGAAACCTGCTCTTAAAAAGCTAAATATTCCTTATCGTTACCCTTACCAATGTAGGCATACTTATGCATCAATGATGCTATCATCTGGCAAAAATCCTATGTGGGTTGCAAAGCAAATGGGTCATGCTGATTGGGGAATGATTCGAAAAGTTTATGGAAGATGGATAAACGAGTCTTAGTTATTTAGTCGTATTTCTTGTACGATTCGGCACAAGAACACAACAAATTCTTTGCAACTATTTTTTAGTTGCACTATTATCACATGGAACCGATGCGAGTACGGAAGTGGGAAGTCAAGACAAATTCAAGATTTACATACAAAGAATACCGGTACCGAGCGACTGCAGATTTTCTAAACTCAGTAGCTTTTTACAAAATCTCGGTTTTACATTACACAATAGAGGGAAAACCAGCGGGAGTAGGATTATTTTCTTCGATGAATCAATGAATAAAATTATCCTTCATAAGCCGCACGGCAGTGATCCCGTTTGTCAAAGTGCACTTAATGATGTTGTACAGAAGTTGAAAGAATATGGATATTTGTAGAGGTGCGATATGAACGTTTTAGATTATAAAGGGTACATAGGCTCAATAGAAACGTGTCTTCATAAGAAAAATCTTTATGGGAAAATATTATATATTAACGATCTAGTTACCTTTTCAGGTGATACAGTATTGGAACTAGAAGCAGAGTTTAAAAGTGCTGTTGATGATTATTTGATAATTTGTGAAGAATTAGGAGCTGAACCAGATAAAACATTTAAAGGTTCACTCAATGTTCGGCTTGGTAATGACTTGCACAGGCAGGTTGCTTATCAATCCGAAAGGATGGGCATTAAAATTAATGACTTTATCAAAAAAGCCTGCGAGGAAAAATTGATAACTAGAGATGTGATCAATTTGAATGTTACGCACATCACAAGGACTTCTACTACTCAAGACGTAGTATTTGGAGAAGAAGCTACCTTTAGTTATGCTAATAAATCAATCTCAGCCAAGAATGTTGATTATGATTCAAAGGACTGCCATTAACTAATGAACATTCAATTAGATTTACTGAGATCAAAGCTCTTACATTCATCATTCGATGATAAAAGATTAGATGTCTCTAACAAAAAAGGCTTAGTTAAAAGTTCTTTAGCAATTAATTTTGAAGAAATCGATACTACTGAAGACTCGGAAAATAATGTGATCGAATTACATTTTGAGTCTAAATCCGAATTAACTGGATTTGTTGGTCATGATTTAGAAGACTCAGAGATTGCGTTCTCCTTAACTCTCGAGGCAGTTTCTTCATTCACTGTTGATATAACTTCTGTTTCAAAGGATGTAGAGAATACTGTTCAATCCTTAGTTGAAACCGACTATGTCAGATATCTAGTTATGGCGGCATGTAAGCAATTTCACATTGAACAGGCGGGACAATTGTTAAGGTCAACTAAGTTTAGTAGTGTACCGGCTCAATATTCTGGTGACATTAGCAGTGACGAGAGTTAGCTAAGCAATTGAAATCATGAAAATAGTTACGGGTTCAAATCCCGCCAGCTCCACCAATTCGTATTAAGCCCCTATTTTAGGGGCTTTTTGCTATCTAGCCCACTATATCCTAAAGCTGTAGCAGAATTCCCCCCACTATTACCTCACTAACAAAATCAGAAAAGATAAAGCGCTTACTGCCCTCGACGAAGATTAAACTATTTATACTCTTTTCAATTTACTAAATTTCATAGCCAAGCTCGTGGCATTAGTGCTATCACTCGGTTAAACGTTCCAAGGTTTTATTAAGTGTTAGTACGAGAATACCGATACCTATTCATGGGATGAGAGCCCAGATGTAGACGTGACGATTGAAATAACCAGGCTCTAAAAACCGGCCAAAATACAATACACTTTAAGCATCATCCCAGTAACCAGAATGAGAAAAATTATGAATGACACATTGGTCGGTATTACTAATTGAGCCTTATTAGTTCTCCTACTAGAGAACGATACGAGAATGATCAATCTGATAATTTTAGCGTAATCTTAACCTTCCTATTTAAACCTTCTTATTTATACCTTCTTATTTAAACCTTCTTATTTAAACCTTCTTATTTAAACCTTCTTTTTTAAACAACTAATAACAACTCAATTAACATTCCTCCCCATGCGATGAGCAGCCCAAGTATTAAGATGAAATGCAGAACTAATCTTAAGCAGGTTAAATATCGCACTAACAATTTAAATATTAGCTTATCCGATTCAGAAGATGGATTTCTGAAGTTTTACACCTGAAATTACTGCATGAAAATTACGCAAAATAAACAAAATTTGACCGCCAGTTTAATTAACACCTAAAGATTTTTCATTTTTCAACCAAAAATCCCGCATATAACAAAAACCTAATGTTTAAATAAAAATCAACAATAAGTTAATACTCCCAAAAGGGTTATTCATTTCTTCGTAAAAAATTGATTTCGTCTGCTCATGCTCATTAGAATGCGCGCCCTCTTAGACACAAGTATAACTTTGAACACAAAATAACCTTTTAAGGCTTGCCTAAAATTTGGCCTTATTTGATAACAAGCACGAAAATTTAATTTACCAGGAACACACATGAAAAATATTGCAACTGCTGTTCGGTTAGCATTGGCTGGAAGCGTCGCGTTGACCTCCGCCAACGTATTGGCGCAAGACTCTGCGACCAGTGGCGCCGATGTCGAAAAAATTCAAGTTACAGGTTCACGTATTTCTCGTCAGGGCGCAATTGCACCTTCGCCGGTTACCGCTATTTCTGGCGAGTCACTGCTTAACTCAGGTGCGATGAACATTGGTGAGGTGCTTAATGAACTGCCCTCTTTAGCTAACACGTTCTCGCTTGGTAACTCAGGACAATTTATTGGTACTGCGGGGCTAAACATTTTAGATCTTCGCGGTATGGGTACAGACCGCACATTAGTGTTGGTCGACGGCAAACGCCACGTATCTTCATCAGCAGGCACAGCCGCAGTTGATACGAACACGATTCCAACTTCATGGATTGAGCGTGTTGAAATTGTAACTGGTGGTGCATCTGCTGTTTACGGTGCCGACGCGGTTACCGGTGTAGTTAACTTCATTCTTAAAAAGAATATTGAAGGGTTCGACATTAGCGCAACCCAAGGTTTTGCGCAGGAAAACGGCTATAAGAACGATAAGTATCAAGCGTCTTACGGTTTCAACTTCGACAACGACCGCGGTAACATCGCTTTTGCAGCTGAATATAGCTCACAAGAATCGTTAGATGCGCTAGACAACCCGTGGACTGCCACGTCTTATCGTAACATGAGTTTTGAAAGCATCATGGGTTACGAGCGCAGTGAAGACCAACTAGATTCAACCGCATACCCTGATGATATCTACACGGCTAACGCCGGTTACTACGTGTTAAATAACGCAGGTGTGTTCGGTGATGGAACCAAAACTTTCAACGCTGACGGTTCACTTAAAGACATTTATATTGGCGAGCAAGTAGACGGCGTTTTCTGCGCTAACTGCGATTTTTTCAACCTTGGCCAGTTCACGCAACTACAGCCTGAGTTTGACCGTACTAACGTAAATGTTAAAGGTAACTACACACTAAACGACGACACCACCGTTTACGCGCAAGCTAAATACGCCCGTACTCGCGCCATTTCTATGGGGCAGCCTGCTTTCTTCTTCTATAGCGATGAAACGACTATCTCTCGAAACAACGCATTCCTAGACGACAGCGTTGCTGAGTACATGGACGCAAACGATCTTGATAGTATCGTGCTAAACCGCATGATGACCGACTTAGGTCGTCGTACAGAGGCGGACGAGCGTGAAACTTATCGCTACGTACTTGGTGTTGAAGGTTACATCAATGATGAGTGGAACTACGAAGCATTCGTAAACTACGGTAAAACTGAGCTAGAGCGTGAGAACCGCAACAACCTGATTCTTCAGAACTTCTATAACGCAATAGACGCTATTGAAGACGACAATGGTAACATTGTTTGTGCATCAGGCAGTGCAGATGGCTGTGTTCCGCTTAACATTATGGGTTACGGTCAGCCTTCACAAGAAGCTATTGATTATGTGAATACCACCTCTGTGGGTAACAGCACAATTGAACAGTACAACGCTGGCGCAACGATTGCGAACTCTGGTATTTATGAGTTACCAGCGGGCTACGTAGGTTTTGCCGCAGGTGTAGAATATCGCAAAGAGAAAAGCGAAATTGAAGAGCCTAATAATGCAGTTGGCACCTTCTTCAATGTTCTTGGCGAAGACAAAGGTGAGTATGACGTATCTGAAGTATTTACAGAACTTACTATACCGCTACTTGAAGGCCTTCCAGGCGTAGATATGCTGACGTTCGACACGGCCGCCCGTATTGCTAACTATTCGTCTATTGGTAATGCGAAGAGCTGGAAGCTTGGTTTAGATTGGCAGGTTTTCGAAGACTTACGAGTGAGAGCGACTAAATCATCAGCGCTTCGCGCACCAAATATTAGTGAACTATACGGCGAAGCTAGCCAAACGTTCTTCAACGTTGACGACCCATGCCGTACAGACAACCTAGATAACCTTGCCAACGCCGACCAGCGTATCGCAAACTGTAACGCATTAGGTGTTCCAGCAGATTTTAACTCTGAGTATGACTCAGCCACGTTGGAAGGTGTAAACGGTGGTAACATTGACCTTCAAGCGGAGCAATCTATCTCTAAAACACTAGGCTTGGTTTACACACCTGGTTGGTTTGAAGGCTTTACTGCTACTGTCGACTATTGGGAAATTGAACTTACCGATGCAATTACCAGCATAGATGGTCAAACTATTCTTGATCGTTGCGTAGACTCTGAAACAGGTATAGATAACCCATATTGCGGCCTTATCGACCGTGATTCAGAAACAGGTGAAATCGTAACCGTTCACCAGGGCCCTATTGACAGTTAG